GCCCGGGTATTGCATGCGTTTTTCAACGTAAGTAATTGGTAGTCTTGTAGTTACCGAAATAATCAAGTGTTAACCAGAACAACGTTCTAAAGTAGGTAAAATGGATCCCCAAACCAAGCACGCAGCCAAAAAAAAAATCCCAGACCGAAGTCTGGGTGTTGATTAGGTTACCTAGTTACATTAGGAAATAGTCTTTCTCATATTTGGAATCAAACTTCTCTATTAGTTCTTTTATCTTATTCTTGTCCACTCTGACAGTCTTACTATCGTCAGGAGACACGATTATTCCAGCTTTCTTAAGTGCCTTATGAATTGCTGACTTTCCCTTCTCCGAGAATTTGAACTGCTTGTAGTACATAGGATTGCCATTATCATCAACTCCACACTCAATATCGAAGACTGATCCATACCCTTTGTTCTCGTACTTACAGGTAAAGTCAACATGATTCCTAACTCTCCTGAGTACTCCTACACTGATCAGTAGTTTCAGGAGATCTTTTGGGCCCAATCCGAAGCTCTTAGCCACTTCTGTAGGGATCATCCTTCCCTTGGAGTTGAGAATATCGTCAAAATATTCTACCTTGGGTTTAGCCTCTTCAATCTTCTTCTCGAGCAGTTCCTTCTCCTTCGCGAAATTCATAAAGATCTCACTGAGCAGCCTTGGGTCATCTAGGATCTTCTTTGCTAGTTCCGTTCCCATGTACATTCCAGTCTTTCTGATTGATGGAATAACATCATTTACTACCCATCCCTGAAACCTCTCTGCTTCTGGCTTTCTACTCTGGAGTACGCACCGATAGAAGTTTGGCTCTGAGATAAAAGTCATCTCTTGGATTCCTCCACCAGTCTTTACCTTGATCTTGTAGATTCCAGATTCATCTAGCCTCTCTTTTACATCATAGGACCTAGTTAGTGCTAGTGGAGCCATTACGTCCTTCAGACAGAAGATAGGATTTCCATCTAACATTTCTACTCTAAGGCCACCAAATTCTGTGTTCTCAAATACTTTCAAATCTGACATAGAAAAATAAATTTAGTTTTTATTGTATATATCTATAATAAACTCTGGTACATATCTTCTAAGGGAAATTATCTCTTCTTTCCTGCTACTAAAAATTAAGTCAAGTATACCTATATCATCTATATACCAAGTAGTATAGAGATAATTCCCTATTCTTTTAGGTAGGAGTATTTTATTTTCTTCTCTTATGGACCTAAGTAGTTTGTCTGATCTATGGTATCCAAACTTCTCAGTTACTTCTGATGACATAAATAGGTTTCTATTTCCTTTCCTGAACATCATCATTTCAATACATTCTCCTATAGATACTTTCCTTGACTGCTTAATTTCATCTTCACTAATTTCCATAATTCTCTAGTTTTCAGTATTGTACGTAAGGGGTATGTATAAATCGCCCCCCCACTTTTTGGGCATAATCGCCCAATTTTTGACCAATTCATAACTAAGGGTTTTTGCCCAAATACTTAGGAATGTGCATATTTTGCACGTTCGTGCGAGGGATGAAAAAATGCCCGGGGAGAGTGGTCCTCCTCGGGCAGTTGATTTTTCACAGCTCTATTATTCCAGATTTTCTTATATTCATTGACCCACTAAGCTCGTGAGGCTTATAGTAGGTTACAGTTTCTCTTATCTTATCTACACCAGATTCTCTAGTTATAAACTGATTCTCTGCAAGCGTATTATCGAAGTAACTTACCTTTCCTACCTCATTAGAGTTGTAGTGCCTTACTTGCTCCTGTCCTTCCCCATACACGCAGTTAAATGAGCATTTGGGTAAGTATCCAAGATCGAAGATATTCGTAACCTCCTTGTTTATGACGTCATTGAATCCAGTTACCTCAAGATCTAGTATAGCTGCTAGTTGACTGAATAACTTAGGGTCTTTAGGTCCATCAAAGTCCTCTATTCCACCGTACTGTAATAGGTCTATGGCGAATAGGTATATGTAGTTCGTGAGGTTTATCTGATCATTTCTCTTAGTTATGTCTATACTTATCCGCGCAGTATCCTCAAGTATGAAGGTGTTACATGAGTACAAGTTAGAGTTGATAAGAGTCCACTTATAGAACCAAGACTTACCCTCCATCTTTTGTACAAGCTGAGCGTAGAACCCTAACATTGGGTAGTGAGGAGTACTTGACTTCTTTATGAACTCATTAGTATAGGTGATTCTCATAGTCTTCCAAATCTATAATATTTATCTCCAAGATCTACGAACGAATAAAGATTTCCCTCATAGGAGGACACTATGGTCTTATCCCTCAGGTCATATCTTGCAGATATAGATACCTTATCCATATTCCTAAGCCCTGTCCTATCTCCCACAAATGGTCTAATCTTCAGAGAGTACTCACTCTTTCCGTATCCTTCTTCGTAGTTGAAGTCTGATGCACATTCTACTAAGTATCTGTTGCTACCTCTTTTCCTCCTATAGTCCCTGTCGCTAATGAAATAAACATGTTCATCATCTGTCGGGGGATTGTCTGGATACTTAGTCAGTACGTCCTGATCCTCATTATCGTACTTTATCTTGTTATCCTCATATAAGTCTTTATAACTTATTGGAGAATTGTTGACTATAAATAAGTCTTTAGATATGAATATGATATCTGACAGATAAGTCCCTTTGCAGATCCTATTCAGTAGCTTAGATTTCTCCATATTTTCTATCTCACTATCGTCGTATCCCGGAACAAGTCCCTTATTTGTCTTTTTCCACGGAAGACTTAAGGTAAAGTAACTGATAGACTCAATTTTTCCATCTGAGTCTAACTTAGATGTCATAATCATGCTTCCCGGATAATAGTACACTAACTTCTCATGGTAGAACTTAGGACTTCCAAATATAGTCAGGGTATCCACAAGTTCTTTATCTCCGGATCTTACCCCATTATCAAGAGTTTTGTAGAGACTGAGTGACTTATCTATAGGATTCTTAGCTACATTGAAGTCTGATATGTCTATGGGATTTGGATCTAGAACAAGGTTCTCTGTATAGCAGCTAGTCTGGAACGGTGACTCATCCATGTTGACAAGTCCATGTATAGGTATAGCTTCCTTATTCCCATTGCTATTGGTAACGATAACCATATTACTACCAACCGACATAGTAGAGTCTACTTTAACGTAGTAATTACTGTTCGTTGTCTTAGAGAATATCTTTATATGATCATCGTATACAGTTACTACTGACTTACCCAATCCATCGATATTTATCATCTCTATGGATTTAGCCTCATCGAATACCTTCTTATTTATTACCCAATTTTCGTGGTCAAAGTAAGAATCCCCTTGAGACAGTTTCCCTGAGTACCTATATACGATGTCGTTATTCCTGAACGCATGAAGATAGTTGATAGCGTATCCTTCCCTGCTCTTTATGTTTACGTCAGACTTTGTTACCGACTCCCCCCTATCAAAGAGATTAAGATGGGCTTCCCTATGTTTAGTAAGTACATCGTGTGCAGTATAGTTTACCTCTACAGACAGGTTCGATATTTTATTAACTACAGTAAAGTCAAAACTTACTGTTATACTTTCTATGTTGTACTTGTATAAGTTTATTTCTTGAGTTAAGTTTGTAAATCCTATAGGACTACCCATCGGATTGTACATTATTACATAGTTTACAACAAATCCTATCTGCTCTTCCCTAGTGAACCTTGATATGAACTCTCCATTATTGTCCCTACTTACCAGCTTTACTCTACTGAAGTATATGTTTGTAGGAGTGTATTTCGGTATCTCAGATTCAACGAGAGTGACTCCATTGACAACGTTAACTAATGCAATAGATTCGCAGTTCGTGAACTCTCTTACTGAACCGATGTATTTAGTAATCATAGTAGTTTTATTTTCTTACAAGACTTTATATAGTACTCAGTGACGTCTTCGTTCCTTGAGAATATGTTTATTGTCTCTGAATTAACTTGTATGTAGAAGTCATCAGTGATAAGGAATGAATCAGAAACAAGAACTTTTACACTAAGAGAGCATTCCTCTAAATTATCATAGATAACCTCTCTCCCATTGAATCTAATTGGCTCAACATCTCCGGATGAATTCTTGAACATTATCTTACCTATCTTATCAGTCTCCTCAGTATAGAACTCTGACTCATAATTACCGTAAGATAGCTCACCAGATCCTGTCGGAGGAAGTTTCTTTGTTGACGGCTTTCTGTTTTTTCTGTATAGGATACAGAGCTCTACAAGATCTCCGGGCATTATGATTTGATGGACTATTTCATAAGATATTTTAGGGAACCAATAAACGTAAGGATCAGTGGAGTTATCATCTGATGGATCCCATTTCTTATCTACTCTTACGAAAGCCTGATTTTGTATAATTCTATACTCTTTTCTCTCATCAAGGTCTTTAGGTATGTTTACTGTCGACACAGTCTCAAACTTAACAAGGGTCTTTATAGATACATAGTCTGATATACTGTTCTTGTTGACTACCTCTTCGTTAGAGTCTCCGACCTCAGCATACATCTCATAGACCTTCTGATAGTTAGATTCCACTTCAGTAGCCATGTCTGATGTAGTGTTTATAAGCTCCTCTGGGTACCACTCTAAGTTACCAATTCCTATTGGCTCTGCATCCGTACCCATAGACAGTTTCATAGTATTTCCATCTCCGAATACAGATACTAATGACCTATCTATTACGAAAGAATTTATTAAGTCCTCGAATCCAAGATACTTCAGAACTAGGTCTGTCACCTTACCTGAAACCATCTCCTCAGATCCTAACACGACATCCTTTATAGTTGACTTTTCTGGAGTGAGTATTGGAGATAATTTTCCATCAGATACTATCAGTATATATCCTACCTTAAGATAATTATCTTCTATAACATACTTTACGGGGGTCGCTCCTACTGGCAGTTTATCTACTGGAGACGATAGACACACCTCTCCATCATTAAGGTTAACATAATATCCCAGATTAGTATAGAAATATTTTATTCCTCTTAGAGTTGCCTCGGACTTATTTGATGAGAACGTGGCTCCCAGCTCTATCAGAGAACTTTCATCCCTAAGAAGTCTGGAAAGAGACACTATTGGTTTTACTGATGACAATGGCATTACTTGTTCCCCCTACTTACATATACCTTAGCGAGTTCTATATTTGACCTAGATACTTCTACAGTAAGATCCGAGTTCTCAAATGTAGTAGTAAAATAGTCAAGATCTGTCAGATGAATTTTTAGCCCCTTCGTTAGATTCGTAACATATACTTCTTTTGAGTGTTGAATAGTCTCAGTCTCTGATCTATCAAAGAAGATTAGGTGAACTATGTTATCCTCCTCTGCCTCTCTAACGAGATATTTTCTTTCTCCCGTCTTGAGTACTGGAACGTTAAGGTAGTTAAAAGATTTCTCCCTTAGTTTCTTATTTGTCTGGACGATGTCCTTTATCCTTTGGTTTATGTTCAGGAGATTGAGGTACAGTCTCTCCTGATTTTCCTTTATTGATCCGGGAAGTACGAACATTCCAGAGTTCTTCAAATTTCTTATGACTATTAGTCCAGACTCATAGCTAATGAACTCCTGTAAGACTGTGTCCCCCTTTGTCTTGTATATCCTGAGAAGGTAATATCCGACAGGCAACATAGCCAAGAACTCTTTCCTCACCAAGCAGTTATAGGCCCCAGTTTCGTTATATTTATCAAGAGTTGTTACGCTCTCTACCTCTATGGTCTCTACCTCTCCGTTACCAGTAAGACCCTTAAAGTATTTCTTTACTATTCCGAAGATTGACTTTGAGGTTACAATCGCATTATCCGAATCGCTTCCAACCTTGAAAGAATTGTAAGCTACGTAATCTGTACAGTCCTTCGATTTGTCTGGAGAGACCTTCCCATCATAGCTCGGACCAGTAACTATATATACCCTATTTTTATAGAGTATGAAATCGTCCTTCGTATAAGTGAGTCCTGGGACAAACTGTAAAAATCCTGTTATAGTAGATCCTTTTACTTTCATAATATTCTAATCCAAAATGGTGAGTTAATGGGCTCTTCTCCTAAGTTATCGTCAGAGATTGACTTATATATAGAGTTCATATAAGTAACTAAGTCATCTTTTTTGTAAGAATATGAAGAGCTATACTCATACAAATTCATATTACTGGTCGTCCAGCTCAAGTAAGGCGTGTTCATAAGTCTCTCCAGTTCCTATTAATGTCTTCGCTATTATTAGGGAAACTATCCTTGACAGCATCCATAAACTCCAAGTTATTTCTCTCCTTCACTTTGTTAGTGAATACTTCCCTCCTAAGTGGAATTGAAGTAGAGGTTATTGGTGCATGTGGAGAGTTACTTCTTCTACTTGAATCTATCAGTACGTGTGTCCTTCCCATAGAACAAACAAAATCAGTCTCCGTATACGTCTTTCCCTCTTCCCAGTTTGGTATTTTCATCTTACTCTATTAGATTTGTTGTTAATGTTGTATACGTACCCTCCGTACGAATTATCCCACAATATTCCGAGGTACTCTGTGTCGATGCTTTTCTCATAGGTAACTTTCCTATCTCCCATCCTCGTCTCTGACTGCATGTTATATAGATTAGTGTCTATTACATCACATAGCTCATAACAGTCCTTTTCACTGTGGAAAAGTACTATCTTATTCATAAAATAGTGCGGATTTACCATATTATTATGAATTTCAGAGCTAATGTCTGGAATTGGGTTAGGAGAGTATGCTAAGAAAAGGAGCTTGTTCGACGTTGTAAACTGAGTTACATCAACTATGTCTCCAACGACGTCTTTATCTACCTGAAGGTGGACAAACATACAGTCTTTAGGTATTTTTATTACAACTAAGTTTACTTGGTTAAGCAGAGTTGTAAATTCATACTTTATCTTTGGGAGATTGGATTGATCTATTTGAAAGCAACCTACAGACGACAAGATAGAGAACTCTTCTTTAGTTAGATCTATGTCCGGGATTAAGTTAGATACTATGACAGACTCATCATAGTTTTTAGCTAACATCATGGACAGCATCTCATTGTTAACTTGGGAAGAGCTGACAATCTCCCGTGTCTCATCTATCTTATTACTGGATGCATTGAGAAAGGTAACGTATCTATATTCTTTTTCAACCTGTAACTCCATAATTCACATCAGTTATCTTATAAATATCATACCCTATTACCTTTCCGGAATTGTACTGAACGAGCTTACCTTGCAGAGACAGTATGAGGTTCTTAATGTTGATGTTTATTTCTGTATAATATATCAAGTAATATATCATATTTATAAACTTATTTATAAATAAGATAACATCACTTAACTTCAATCTACCGAACTCCATTATCTCTATGACTGGAAATTTATAGTTGTATCTAACTCTGACATCAAATAACTCATCAAACATATCAAATATCTTTGGAGATCCTTTAGAGGCATAGAATGAGTTAACTATATAGTCCATCCTTGCATCATCCAGCTTAAGGTCAGCACTGTCAGAGAAGAACTCCATGAAGTCCCTAACAGGGTCATATAGGTGTCTACTCTCGATCTTACTTACATCTGAAGAATCCAATTTCTTGGACTCATACATCCCGTTCAAAACAATGAGGAGATCCCTATACACAGGAATCTCCTCTAATTTTTTATTCAAATACAACTTCATATCAAACCTCGTAAGTTAGTTTATACGTAGTATTCAAATTAAATTTATAATATGTAGGTATTCCATCAAAATGACTAGGAAGATTCTTTAGGACATCATTCCCAAGAACTATAGTATCTGATAGGCTTCTTGCTTGAGTATATTCCAGAGAGTCTATATAATCCACATCAGGAAGTTTACTTATCTCGGAGAATATCAGCTTCGGCTTTAGTACATTCGACTCCTTATCATTCGGGTCGTTCAGGATCATCGAATAGTTCGTGAAAATATTTTCCAAACTGCTTGATAAGTCGACTGATCTCTTTGTAACAATAACCATCTGGACGTCTATCGTAAGGAGTATGCCTGACTCTGCTTTCAGTGTATTGGTTATAAAGTAAGATCCATACTTCTGCTTAAACACGTCCATCTGATTGACAGTTATGAAGTCGTTATCTACCTTAGGAACATAATAGATGTACACAGTTCCAGCATCGAAAGAAACAGTATCCTGTAATGTATTTGGATCCTTCTTACCATCATACCAGTTTATAGCTGCGTGAACCTGATCGATAAAGTGCTCAGTGAATAGTGCATTTATATCAGACTTAGCAAGGGTCTTGTTTTGCAATCTACTATAGTTATTTGCATTAATCAAGAGAGACCTTTCATCATCCCTAGCAATCTCCCTGATTATTCCATTGTCTAAGTAGTCGGGCTTACCTTCTTTGTTGAGAGACGGAGATCTTCTAACTAGATTTGACTTAGAGATAGGAGTAGTTAACTCAGTTCCTGGTATGATTATTCTACTAAACTCATCCGAATTGATCTGATCTGCTGTAGTGTACTTTAGTGCCCTAATTGTTACTGAGTCATTTACCTTAAAATATCCTCTCTTAAATACTCTTATCCCATAATCTGGAATAGTTAGAATAAATAGAGGATCTAAGTCCTTGCTTGGAAGGATCGGAAGTGAAGTAGAGCTATCTAATTCTCCCCTAATCTTCAGGTCAGCGACCTTAGGATCAGTCTCTGGGATTGATACCCAAGTAACTCCATTAACATAGTGATACCTACTTCCTATTAGGTACGCGTCGTTGTTATTTAGGGGGATGTCGCTCTGTATATAGTCATAGAAACTCCTTGTCACAGGATATTCGGTTCCATTTACGAATACCTGAACGTCCTCTGACAGGTTGGATACGATTTCCCTGTCTATAGTGAAGTCTACATAATACTCTTCACCGCTTTTTATCGTCTTAGTGGACTCCTGTAGGTCTTTAGTAGAAAGTATTCCTATTACAGTGTACTTACCTATTCCAGAGTTACCTCCATCTAATGAAGGGGTAAGGTTTATACTATTCTCAGCATATACCCTGAAAGTATTTGAAGTGAACAGTACATCAAACTTATTCTTATTTATTAGGGTATTATTGACAAAGTTCAGCTTTACTCTTGCATTCTTACCTCTGTATACTGGATACATTACGTTCATGCAACTCCTTATCTTGGAATTCATAAGTTTTGCAGTGGCAAGATTGTTCTCCTGAACCATGTTGATTATCTCGAACTGTTCGTGATACAGTGCATAGGTAATAGTATCAATAATAAGATTTACCGACTCACCGTATAGACCGTTGTTAGCAGCTATCTTAACTAGCTCTTCTCTAATAGCCTCTTTTGATATCATAGTTTTCTAATTTATCTCCTATAAGTACCGATATTCTTATATTATTGTTATTACTATACACTCTATCCAATGATAATGTCGTCTTTGTATCAGCAATAATGTTAGATATTCTATTTATAATTGAGTTAACAGTATCCCTGACGGAGTTAATTATCTCATCTTCGGTTACGGACTCAACTATGTCTTCAGACCCTCCCCTCCAATAGGGAATTTCCTTTCTTCTTATTAATAGGTTTAGTCTTATTAAGTCCCCAATATAATCCCTAAGAGAACTGGTGACTCTTCCGTTAGAAAGTAAATATTTCATGGAATTGCTATTACTGAATTTACTGTTGAAACTCCCACATGAGTAGTTAAATACATAGAAGGGAATGTTGGAGTAAAGAACTTAACGAGATCTGATACAATACATCTAGCTAAAGCATCTATCACGGAATCCCTCTCATTCTTATAGTCAGACAACTGTGCTGAAAGTAACTGAGACCTACTGAACGTAGGACTAACTAATGTAGAGAATGCTGGAACCGGTCCCGTTGGTCTGGACGCTCCTCCTATAATCGTACAAGTTCTAATAGCCGAATAGATGGAGGACATCCAAACGCCCCACTCCGCTGATCCATCTCCACCAGATGGCCTTGGAAAAGACAATTGGTATGAGAGCATTGGAGAGGAGTTTATCTTTAGTATGTCTGGAGCAACTAATGGAGTACCTGGAGGTGCTATCAGTGCTCCAGAAAATACTGAACTGAGAGTTACATTAGTAGATATATACGTACTAATTGCTCTTAGTATCCCCTTGTTTGTCTGGGAGGGACTTGTTGATCCTGCGGCGTTTGTCCTTAATAAGTTTCCTAATACTGTTGAGGCCATAGAGATTCTTGCTTATTTCCTGAGAATACTCTTTTCTTTCGTCAAGGTATCTCTTGAATAGTTTTGTTGCATTTATGGCTGCGAAGTATAATACACAGCTAAGTACCAAGTTAGAGTAATCTATGTTAAGTATAATCTCTATAATAATGAGGAGAGGAATTATAAATCTCAACACTCCGTCCATGTCATCAGACAGTATCTCGTAAACCTTTTTGTATATATTAGTCATGGCAATTAATTTTTATGTTCCAGAAAGTACGTCTCCAATGTGAGGTGCTCCAGTAAGGGGACATACTGGAATAGCACAGAAGCCTCCTTTACTAGTAGGGGAAGCAGTTCCACCATTTCCTGTCTTTAGTGTCCCTCCAGTTATATTTACTGTAGATCCCTTTACCTCTACATTAGTAGCCTCTACTTTTACATTAGTAGATTTTATATTTATTGATCCGTCATTCTTTATCAAAATGACCGATTTATCTTCTCCTGCATGAATTTCTACATGATCATCGTATATATCGACTACTGAATCCAACAGTTTCATTCTTGTGTGGTCGAATAGTCTTAATTTCTTCCACATGTAGCTGTATCCAAATGGAGCGTCTAGTTCTATTAGATAAATAGGATCTCCTTCATTTGGCTCATCAAAAGTATCTATCGGATATGCTATGCAGTCCTCTATCGTAGTATCTACCGTGAATTTTATAACAAATTTCTTCTTATCAACTACTTCCGTTACCCTTCCAAAATATACGTTCATGGATTTATTGACTGTATTGTAAAAGTTACTGACACCTTAGACTTATTAAACTCAACTATTCTTCCAGATATAAAACATTCATTGAATTTTATCTGATCACTTGGTATAGCCGCAAATTGTCCGACTCTAAACTGAGGTAAGTAGTTCATAGTAAAAGTACTAGTGTTTTTACTAGCTATCAGCTTAGTGTTGTAGAGGTTATTCCCTATCAGCTCTTTATAGTCATTGTTAACTGTAAAAGTCTTCTCGTAGAACCTGACAGTGACATGATTAGGATCCTTCCCCTTGGAGTAGTCTATATATTCTACCTTCTGATTATATAGCTTGGATTCAGACCAACTTGAAGGAGCTATAAGATTTATTTCTGCACGTTCTTTTAGTTCTATGTCTTTCTTCCATGAATTAAGGTCAACGAATAGTAGTCCATCTAAGACATATCCAAAGACGGTATTATACTTGAAGCTCCTACACATTCTCGTGCAGAAATGGTGATTCGTCTCGTTTCTCTGATATAGGGCTGAAGGATCCTTGAAGTTAAGTATATCCGTATTTGTTGCTGACTCAGGATTTCCTACTATTTCAGCACAGCATGTCGACTCAATCGCATTCTTTATTGAAGTATACTTTGTAGTAAACTTTTCTTTAGTGAATTTTGGATCCCAGCAGATCATTTTCAGGGTCATCCCATTGTTCTGATAAGACATATCATAAACGAATGCACCAAACTTCCATTCAGCCCCTTCACCAGACTTAAGGGAGCATTCGTACTTCTTATTTATCTCACTTATATCAGGATCATCAGTAGAGAAGGATACCTCCAAATCAGGAAGGTCTCCGTGAAGCTCTTCCTTTATAACAGCAGAATGTATCTCTATGTCTTTGTCGAACAGACCCTTTATATCCAAGGAAGACTCATCATTCGCAACTAGTAGTTTCTTTCCCATTTTATATAGACTTAAATATAGCGTTCAACTTGTTCATAGGTATATATTCTATGTCTCTACCTAAAGTAAGTTCATCGAGGCTCGTTATCCTATTTGTATACATAAGTATCCAAGAATATTCTGGTTTTGTATATATTTCCTCAGATATAAGGTCTATCCTCCCTTCATACTTTGTTATGGTATAAATATTCCTCTCTGAACAATTGTCTAGATAATAGAGTAGGGTTGAGTTCGCAATATCTGGAACTCCCCCCTTATCCTCTATATACCTATCGGAACTTACACTGTTACTTGCTAATACGCTCTTACTTCTTGTATACATAATCTATTTCTTCTTAGGCAAATCTGGAAGTTTTGGTACAGAGAAACTACCTCCATTTGGAAGAGGAATCTTCTGCATACTTCCGTTCTCTTTGTCCGCACTAGAGGACTCTAAGGCCTTTGCTCCCATTATCTTCATTAATGTATTCTTAGAAATATAGGTACATGGTTGTAGTCCTACTCTAACATCTGCATATAGGGAAGTAGCTCCTGCCTTAATATTATCGAAGTCGAACACTTTAGCATCGGAGCTCATTTCCCTAACTCTCACCGTAGATAGTCTATATGAGAAGCTAGTTACAAGTAAGTTATCTATTGTGTATGGACCGTATTTCAAGCAGAATGATCCAGGGACGTGATGGTCCCCAGAAATTACTCTAAACTCTGGAACATATCCATTGGGAGGAGCCTGTATACCTAGAACATTATCTACATCATCTAGACTGGTACTTACCAAGTCCCCTACAAACTTATCTATCAAGTCCTTTACGACTAGTTCTACCGGCTTCTTGTTTATTACTTTATGATAAATCCTAGTCTCTAATGCGGGGATTTCTATCTCTAATCCAGTTCCCTTGAACACCTTAACAAAGTCGAATGCAGTGGTAAATCTTGATCCTGCATATTGAGTAGCGGCACCGAATATATCTCCACCCCTCTTACTCATCCTACCAATTAGTTTGGTAATCTGATCTGGACCAACGTCTTGTCCTAATATACTGAATGTGCTTTTACCAATAGCTTTTCCTAATGCGGTAGCTTCAGACAGTTTATCCGCAATACCTACGATTTGTCCAGCAAAACCCTCTGCACCACCCAACAAATCTGAACTTCCGAAGTCATGCGCTACTGAGAATCCAAGCTCTGTATCAGATAAGATCCCCCTCAATAGGGGGATCGTACTGTACTCTTCCATGTTTCCTCCAGACAACGACTGAGGCTGACCAAAGAGTTGCCAAGAAATATTGCTATTATATAACTGAGCGTCATAAAATAAATTTCCGTCGTATGCTGCCATAGTCTTAATTACATCATTTCTGCTATCTTACTTGAATTGTTAGATAGATATATGTTATTTGTAACGTTATTATCTCCTGCTTTGATGGTTGGGGCATTTACTGTAGGAAGTCCTAAGTTAGGGCTCCACCCTGGATTAGCTGCTCCCTTCGATGGGATTGATCCTTGTGGAAGAGGTGCTGCCGTCTGTGATGATCCTCCTACGTTTGACTTAAGAGATTCTGGCCACATACTGCTAACCTCAGGATTAGTTGCTCCACCTCCGAAAGTTCCGTTGTTGGACATCATTCCCATTCCTCCCATGTCGAAGCCACCACCCATGTCGGATGATCCTCCAATTCCATCGAGTTTTTCGATCAGGCTACCGATCTTGTCTTGGAAGTTCTCTGAGAATGATTTACTTAGGTCAGCCCCTACAGAACTTTGACCCATACTCATCCCCGGCATTCCAACCTGATTTCCGAAGACAAAGTTGTATCCGTTTCCTCCACTTCCGATAGACTGCCAGTATGATCCATCAGCAATACCCTCTGGAAGCTGTATTCCTGAAGAATTTCTAAGAATCTCTAGAGCATCGTAGGTATGTCTCATCCTACCTCTCATAAGACCTTCGTATCCACCACCTTTTCGGTAAAGCTGATTTATCTTCTCTATACTTGTGAACCTTGTACCACCGTTCTCATACCCCCTCAAGACAGCATCAACTGCCTCAGTTAGGTTTTGAGTCGATCTAAGGACACTCATAAGCTGAGTTCTCGGCCTCATTTCATATAGGGCGTATTCAACCTGCTTATTTAGATCAGTATCCATCGGAAAAGCTGGAGTCCCATACTTCTGTTGATGCCACCTACTAAACATCTTAGGTCTCTCCCAAGTCCATTGGGCAATTCCTTGTCCAATCTCGTGTTTAGGATGACCTTGCATGGCTCTATCAGTGATGTGTGGGTTCAATCCTGACTCAGCCCACCATACGCCAGTTAGTGCAGCAGCAGCTATTGGAGATAAACCGCCTTCCTTCATCAGCTTCTGCATGATGAATAGGGCCCTCTGATCTATAGATAATCCATCGACAACGCTTCCTGCATATGACTTTCTCTGCTTGATCCTACCATACTGCATTTCACCAAGACGATCCTTCGGATATAGACCGAGACCATAGTTATCGTAGCTTTTGTCTACTGTTGCTTTCGGATCCCCCTTATAAGTCCTTGGGAAGATCATTGGCTTTGCATTCTCTACTGAGTCAGCATTTGCACTCATAGGACCACTGTAACTGGGCTTATTAGTTACCATGTCCTTAGGAGATCCCTTGGCTCTTAATGACTCATCTCCCTCGATATATCTGAATGGGTTTACGTCATTACCTTGAAGGTCATAGGTTTCATAGTGTAAGTGTGGGGCCATTCCCTTAGGCATTTCCTCGCTCTTAAGAAGAGTACCGATCTTCGTAGTTCCGGCCTTAATTTTCTCTCCCTTTCTTACCTTTGGCTTTATGTGAGCATACCTACTTTCGAATCCAGTAGTGTCCCTAATGGAGACCTCGTCTTTCTTAACATCAACGACTTCTCCATAGAATGGGTGAGTGAAATCTGCTCCCTCAGGAATTACGACATCGATGCCCTTGTGACCACCAATACCAAACATGAACCCACCTTCTTTGTAGTTTGTGGTTAGTTTGGCAGGAACTCCAAAAGGAGAATGTTTAAGTTCTACTGGGGTCTCCAATTTACCAACAGACTTCTCAGTCTTATTGATCCTTTTGTCTTTATTAACCTTCTTTGGGTCTCCCCAGTCAGCTTTTCTTGCCCCGTTTAGGAAGTTATCTATAGGTTTTAAGACGGATGGAGCTATCATACCGAGAGGTCCAAAAGCTGCCCTTAGAGTGTTAAATCTTATCTTTCTTAAGTCAGTACTTATCTTATCAGATCTACTGAGTGTTATGTCCTCAGCGTATCTTCTAGTGTTTTGAAGCTGTCCTTTATTATCATACTTAATATCAGCCCCCGCTGACTTAAGCTCTTCATTGATTCTCTTGTAGTATTCGGCAGAGTCTTTCTTAATTTTTCCTGCTTTTACTTCCTCACCTACCTTCTTTACTCCGAGGATAGCCTTATCCTTTATTTCGCTGTCAGACTCTTTTCCGGTATTGTATTTTCGGATGATTTCATTAAGGAGATCTCCCTTTTTGTTTCGAGTATACTCTCCCTTCTTTGCTTTTTCTTGTAGATACTTATCTGCATTATCAGCAAGGTCTCCGAGAGTTATATTCCTATAAACATCCCTTCCGACTTGGAATGCATCAATAGCGGCCGACACATAGGGGCCAGCAGCTGGAATAAAGTAGGTTATTGCAGAGGCTACTTCAATGAAAGCTCCTAACCAATCACCCTTTTCAAATCCCCTATCAATAGCTTCAGTTAAGTGAAGAATTTGGGTAACTATGGGAATTGACTTGGTAAATCTGGATACTGCAATACCTTTTCCAATGTCTCCGACAATACCCTTGACCATTCGAATGATAATGTCAGCATTCTTCTTTCCGATGGTCTTTGATAGTCCCTTAAGAGCTGGGCCATTTGCAAAGTCTTTTAGTAGCTTCAACGCCTTGTTGATTACACCCTTTCGAGCTGCCTCTCCGGCCTTAGTTGCAGCTCCAGCAGCCTTCTCAGTAACCTTCTTAGCTCCCTTTGCAACATCGTCAGCTCCATCCATGACAGCTCTTTTTGCAGCTGATGCCCTTTTCTCTGCCTGGTTCTTTATTTCTTCTAAGGCTTCCTCGAACTCAATCTTCTTTCTTAGTCGAAATTTCTTAGAAGTGGCATATCTCATGGCTCCCCAGAGCCTCTTCCCTTCAAGTCCTACCGTACTGGCGATATTTCCTGCATGTTCAAGTCCAGATTTCTTCTCGTACTTGACGTTGACATTGTCCTTCCTAGCTTTTTCTTTGTCTATGTCTCCGTCCTCGTCACGATAGTCTTCTTGAGTTACTATCTTTTTACCTTCATTATCTACTTGAGGAGTGGATCCCGGATCTGCATCTATGTCCTTATCGTCTATGTCTCTATCCAGCCCGGCATTTTTAACGTTCTTAGCAGCGTCCTGACCAGTATTAGCCTGCATCGTAGCTACAGCAGAAGTATCATCTTTGATAAATCCAATACTCTGACCTATGCCTCTGAGGAACTCAGATACCCCTTCAAATCCCTCTACTATCTTCTTCCTTACATCGTCGATTATGTCGAAAGTATTGTTAAGAACTGAAGCGATGAATCCAAGAGACAGAAGAGTAAGCATACCAACACTTTTTCCTCCTCTAGCCTTGAACTTATCTCTCATCGCTCTAGCTATGTCAGCAGCATTCCTCATGGCGATCCTCTTCTCAGATCCACCAATCTCGCTCTTTATGTTGTTTAGCTCTGCATTTGCTGACTCCGATTCTGACTTCATCTTCTGAAGGATCTGATATAGATCAGATGATTTTCTGAGTCTTGACTCTACTTGAGCCTTTTCGAGATCAAACGCTTTCTTACCTACCTTATTATTATCTAAGGCGATGTCATTTGCCCTGTTTAGAAGCTCTATTATTGACTTATTTTGTTCACCTACATCCTCAGATCTAGCATAAATATGTTCTAGGTTGGTTGGAAGACTCGAATTTATAGGAGTTAGGTGACTTTTTAGACTTGAATCAGCCATTTGCTGGGACTTAACCTCAGCTATTTTAGAGTCAATGTCTTGTTTACGCTGCTCTTTCGAGTTTTTAGCCATGTTTTTGGCTATTCCCTCAACAGCTTTTCTGCCTCCATCTGATTCTGCTTGAGCTTGTCCCGACCTAAAATCTTGTCCAACCGGTACTGGCTCTGGAGCCGGCTGATCTTCAAGTTTGCTCTTGTTCCCTCCTCCAAATAGAGATCCAGTCACCACTTTGAAGGCCATAGCCATAAGCCCTCCTACAACAGCTTTCTTAACTACAGTCTTCGTGAACCTCCAAGGATGTTTTAGGATATTTCTTCTTATATTTACAAGGTGAGCTTTTCCATAGTCCTTTACAACTCTCCAAGTATTTTTAAGGCTTAGTCCGGGGGTTAGAAGCTCAGATATTTTTCTTAGAGACTTTTTTATGGGCGTAAGTGGCCCTCTGAGCATCTTTCCAAACCAGCTAGCATTTTGTCCTTTACCAGCCTTATTCACCCATTTAGCTAATCTTCCAGCCCCTTCGCCTAATGATTTTGATATTCCTCCCATTACCTACAAACAATTACTTTTCTTTGAAATTTAGCTTAAGATTCGGATAATCTATATCTTTTCCCTTTGAAGACTCAAGTTCCTTACAGTACATTTTCCAGTAGTCAGATATATATCCTAGAGTATAGTTCTCTATATTTTGCATCTTAGCAAATCTCTCTAAGTAATACTTTCTACTAAGTAATTGGGTTGTTGATACTGATGTCTCGAAAAAAGTTAGAGACTAAGGGCTCTACCCCTATCTCAATGCCTCCATGCTTATATTTTAGTTCTCTTATAAGATCCTCAGGGATTTCTTCGTCTTCTTTAATTCCTTTTTCCAACTTTAGATTGAACAAATCGCTTGCAGTTGGATTATACATCTTCTCGCATTCATCACAGTGCAGATGGAGGTGCTCAACGAAATCGTAGAAGACTCCATCGAGCATGAACAGCTTGGTTATGTCTCCATAGGTTGCATTTACAACCATCCTCTCAATCTTGTTATGGTATACCTCAGCCTGTTCGAATAGAGCTACTAACTTAATAATTCTAATGTCAGTGTTCCTCTTATACATTCGATACTTGCTGTAGATATTGATGAATTGCTCAGTAGTTGGCATCCTAACCTTCAGATCTTCTCCGCCGAAATTGAGAGTAAATCCATTAAGTGCCTCTGGATCCATCTTATTCCAGTTTATTCCTGATAGAGTTATTTGGTACTTAAGTTCAGTGTTGCATCTGGGACAGTTTATTGACGACTTAAATTCAAGGTCTTCCGATACCGTTATAGCCTTCTTCATGTAGATTACATATTCCATGTCTATTACGAGAAGGTTCTTAACGTTCGGATCTTCATTGCTTATTAAGCAATAATCAAAGTAAAACTTGTCTATTTGATTCTTAGGAGTATTTTCCATGTACTCCAGAATCTGTGCGAAGGTCATTGGCTTTACATTGATTGATGAAAATGGATAATTATATCCACTTGGTAAGGTATGAGTAGGTATGATCATAAAAAGATAAAAATAATAGGCAAGAAAATATACATATATGTACATTCTCCTGCCCGTAATTATTATATATTGAGAAATCTTCCCTCGAAATGTTCAAAAGAGAATGACGCACTCACCTGACCAACGTTCTGTGGGTCATCACTGGTAAGCATTGGATTAAGCAAGTTACCTGAGTCTACAGGCTGTATCGTAAATATCTCATATACGTAGATTGGTTTACGAGAGCTGTTCATAAGCGTCAGTTTAGCCTGAGCAAAAGTATCTTCTTTTCTGAAGGCATATCTGTCACTTCTTCCACCGAGCTTGTCCCTCCAGTCATCCAGCCATGCTTTGATAGCCTGATCCTCGAAGTCCATGTAATCCAAGGAGAAGTTTCCAGCAGTCGTACCACTAATCGTATTTTGGAATAGAGTAAAGTTACGAATTTGAGCCATCATCTGACCAATTTGAACTGGGAATTGGGTATTGATAGCCTGCATTCTAGACTTTAGTAGGTCATTTCCAGGAAAATATACAGCAGCAGCAGGCTGAGCCCACTCAAAGTCCCACGTATCAGAACGTAAGAACTCCCTATGCTCCTGATTAATATTCTGATAATTTATGTAGTTAAGGAGGTCGTTTTGAGACCGTAGCTCCTTACTCTCTAGAAATTGTTTAGCCATAATTCTTAAGTATCTAATACAAAGTTTAATTTATATTCCTTATTGATTATGGTGCTTAATAATACGGTATAGGTCACTTGAATAGAATTACCTGAGAAGTTGGACTCTAACTCTGAGGATACTATGAGTGGTATTAGTCTCATACACTTAGAATTAATGTATTCCAATTTTCTCGTAACCATTAATCGGGTAAGACCAATTAACTCGTTCCTTATCTGAAGTATCTCTCTCGTATACTTTGAAAGTATAAATTGAACAATGAAGATAGATCGTTGTCCAGGCGTTTCAGAAAGTGTTTTATAGAAATACTTAAGATTATCTAGGTTTAGGTAGTTTATGTGTTTTTTGTTGAGAAATCCTTTTACGTCATTCTCTATATTTAAGGTTTCTGTAACTATGTTGGAATTGGATGATTGTAGAATATTTATCTTATCACCCTCAATCTCTCCATGAAGAACCTTCAGTGTAGATTCACCTTTCCTGTTAGTTTCTAGGTAGTTTACTTTTACGTAGTTACCTACTTTCTTTTCAATAATTCCAGAAATCTCTATGTCCTCATACCTTTTTATGTGAATGCTGTTTCCGGGTACAAGTCTGAAAGGTTCGTACAGTATATCTCTCTTTGGGAGATCCAAGTACGTCTGTCCGATTATGTTAAGTATGTATGGATAGTAAGATGGATAAGCAATCCCTCCGATACTTATGTCGTCATAGAAGTAGAGAATCCTATTCTCTTCACTTATTGGGTAGCCATCCTGACCAAACCATCTATTACCTAACTGATGGGAGTTTAGCTTGATGAGAGCTTGAGAATATATCGACTTATCTGTATCATCATTGTACTTTACTAAATCAAGAACCGCTCTACAGTGACTATAGTCGTTAGGGAGAGAGTCTACTAAGAAAAGATCAGGATACCACCCAGACTCAGCATAGATTTTTAGGCTGTTTTTTCTGGATTCCTCAGTAATTACTTCATCTACGTTTCTGTCGAGATAGAATTTTCCGGTTGGTAATTTTAATTCCTTTATTTTTCTCAGGTTTGCTTCGTTATACGGCTCACCGTACAGTTCCTCGTCATAGTAGATACTATCAATGAGACGATTATTTGCCCAATAGTTATAGAAGTATATCCTAATTAGTTCAGATAATTGATTTATCTCCGATATAAATATGGTATCTATAACATAATCTTCCTCAGATCCATAAAGCCTTACCGTGTAGTTCTCCGTAATTGATCCATTAGATACTGTTATATCATAGACACCTTCTACATCACGTACTTCATTTATCTCAACACAAGTATTTTTTCCAACGCTTCCCTTGGCTACTGAGAATATATCCACCACCTTATTCCTCTCAGTAAGATCACATAACTTGTCCTGAGTAAGATTATATAGATCACTGACCCTTATTCCATCGAACCTGTAGTGATTGAGATTATGGATTGGATTAGCATACTCTATCAGTAGCTTCTCATTCCTTAGGTTAAGTGCTTTTATTTCCGATATGAAATCTGATAAGGACACCAGAGTATACTGATCGTATTTCTCAAGAATATGATTTAGGATTTTTACCGAGTACTCGTTTGTTTCTAGCCAGAAATCCCACTTATATGCCTCATCTATTAGGGCTTTTTTCCAATCATCTATGAATACCTGCTCACCAAACTGATCAAGATGTGGGAGACCGTTTGTCTGTATGAAATGCTTTATGAAAGATACTAGCTGATCCTCGTAGTTACTACAAGAGTTTGAGTATCGATCATTAAACCATTCCTTAAACTTAGTTAAAGTATAGTTCTTTTTCTCCCTATCATCAGCCCCAACACCTTCTTCGAAATAGTGTACAGCATTAGTATTATAGTAGTTTGAAGTAACTCCATGCCACTCCCCTGATGCAACTAAGCATTGTTCGTTTACAGTATCTATTATTAAGTAATTGCTTGGATCTGTTAAAGACCCACGTCTTACTAATTCATTGTAGGAAACGTCAGTGAAGTCAAGTATAAGGTTAAACATAGTCTGGTGAGTGTTCAAGAGATTTATGTTAAAGTCTCCCTTAGCACTAATAATGTTGTACCTTATGACAGTATCATCTACGTCAGATACTTTAATAACTGCATAGTTTATAGTCTTATACTCTACATGGGCCCAAGACTCGTCCCCACCCTTTTCAAACTTAAATAGAGGGAATCTATTTCCATTGTGGTAGATATTTGTCTCAGAGTAGGCATTCTTTGTTATAAGAGCTCCAGATGGAACTATTCTGACATCTATTCTGTACCTGACATCAAATTGTGGGAGTTTAGGAGATACTGTCACCATATTCTTTCCACTAGAATCATCTATATGGACATTTGTCTCTACCTTCTGTCCTTTATTCGGTCCCTCATCTATAGTAACAACTACTTCTGGAATAACCTTATTTGGGACTTCAAACTCATATGTTGGAGTCACTCCTCCACCAAGTTTACCAAACCTATCTACTATTATGAAATTAGGGTCTGACTCTACTTGGGGAATAGACTCTATCCATACAGATCCATTTCTCTTCTCACTTAGGGTAATTGTTATGTCCTTATCGTTATAGAAGATTATCGGCTTGATCTCTTCTCCATCACTTTCTACAACGATCCTTGGATAAAATTCAAGATTGTGAGTAACAGTATATGAATATCCATATTGGCTACTAATAAGATCTCTCTTAGAAAACTCAAAATGAAACAAGTTACTCATCGACATGTAAGTATACTTCTTTCCTATCTTAGGGTGACATACAGTCACTATTCCATTACTTAGTCTAAGAGAACACAGATTATATTCGCTCTCCCTAGTTATTGTAGGAAGAAGACATACAGGGATGTCGTTATTGATAAGATCCCTGTACATCTGCTTATATGGAAAGTCCCCAAACATAGAGTCTAGGACAGATATATTATTTACTAATTTTGGGTATAAAAATCCAGACTCAGAATCTATAACTGATCCTACATAAAAATCAGTGGACTCTGTCTTACCCGAGTTACGTATTGATTGGAGACTTATTACTGACATATATTACAAATCAATTACTTCCGTTTTTCCGTCCTTTCCTGTGACACTGGCTCTACCCATAGATGATCCATCCTGTCCCATCTTAACCTGAATATCGCCCCATCTCAAATTACTTAGACTAAATGATTTTTCTAACCCATTTTTTGTCTTTGCTACAGCCCTTCCACCCATATTTCCAGTATAAACTTCTCTCTTTTTACCAGACTTAGGCGTCTTGTAGCCAATTATTCCGAAGTTAAGGTCTACCCTACTCTCTTCGGTCGTCTCTTGAGATCCACTATGTCGTACTGTATACTCTATTGGGACACCAATAAATTTGTGATGGTAGTTTATTTGTCCTCCTGCCCTAAGAATTATTAGTTCTATCTGGAACGCTATCGAGTAGTAAGGGGCCATAGAGTTAGTGTTGATGTCGTATGCAGCATTTATGAAAGATGCCATGTACTTCTTCATGCTTCCATATACATCGTCAAGAATTGACATGGACATCATAGCATTATAACTCATCCCTGCCATCACCTCTGATGAGCTTCCGTTAAATAGTCTAAGAGAGTCTGCTCTAATAGTTCCAAGGGTTATATCATAGGACAGTACTGGAGGATTGTGAGAAAAGCTGAAAATCTTTCCATTTTTAATTTCTCCGGATTTTCCTTCACTACTTGCAGCATTAGTCAATCCAGATATTAGTCCACCTTCTTTAATATCTCCGATTAGAGGAACTCCATCCAACAAGCTAGGTATGTTTATAGATAACTTTTTAGATTTACCGTCACTTCCGAGGATTCCAGATGCTTCACTAGTCAACTGTTCCTTTACAGTACCTCCGGACGATGTCTTGTCCGTCTCTTTCCAGTAATTTGGTAGTCTATATACAGGCAGTGGTGGGACGACCGACGTCCTTCCGAGACTTTTGAACACTTCAACGTCGTCTTCCTCATATGGATATGGAAGAAGTCTTATCTTCCACATATGATCTGACCCCATTTCAAATCCAGCTATATCTCTATAAGATGATAATAGTCCCCTACTCCTCAAGTCTTGGACAGCCTCATTGAAGGTACTGAACTCATGGACAACGCTTGATGAGCTGTATGGGTCATTATATGCAAAGTAGTCACTGGCTACTCTCTTCCACTGTTTTGATTTTTTGTCTACGGGAGCAGTGCGATCAAGAACTCCCTTACTGCCGATAGAGGATGTCCTGCTTACATTGTCTTTAGCATAGTCTGCAAGATTCCCGATATTCTTCTTTCCAACGTCTGAGCTTCCAAGGGACTCGTAGATCTTCATTATCTTGTCGCCCTCGTTCGACTTTGGAAGTGAGAATGGTGTTCTTCCTTTTTCGAACTCCTTCTTGTCAGGGTTTCCCTCTACTCCCTTCTCTTTCTCCTTCTTATCTGAGACCCCATTTATTATTCCGGACAGGATCTTACTAGTATCAGCATCTTGATCATTTACTTTGCCATTGACTCCTCCAAGAATCTTACCATAGTCTGGACGATCCCTTCCATTTACTTCTCCACCGGTAGGCCTTCCTTCGTTGTGGTTTACTGGTATCTCTACTGCCTTCTTATCTACCTTTTCGACTACTTTCTCCTGAGCGTCCTTGTTTTTCTCTTCTTTAGGGTTCAGTACATCGTTGGCAATGTTCCAAAGTGCTTGTACAGGATTTTTTCTAACATTTTCAATAGACTTAAGAATATCCTTACCTGACGGTAGTTTCTTTATGTCTATTCCAGTAGCCTTCTTTATAACATCCCTTACAGGACTATCCTTTATTTTATCTATTGCGTTAGAGGCGACATTGTTAAGGACGTAATTTTGTCCCATGTGTTTTGGGATCTTTACTACCTTATTTTCTATCTTAAATACTTCTGCAAGGGACTTACTCATATTCTTTACAGATTACATTTCTACGTTGTCTGGTATATAGATTGACTTGGCTATTGCGGTCGGTATGTGTTCTATCTTTGGCAATCCAACTACTTTATCAGTAGATTTTGGAGCCTCAGTTTTTGGTATGTTGACTATCTTATCTGTTGATTTAGGAGCTGACCCTGACTCTGGAAGACCAACTCTCTTTGGTGCCCCAGCAGGATTCATCATCCCTCCGGGGATATTCACAGTCTTTGCTTTTCCTTCCGGAGTGTGACCTCCTTTCGGAACATCGACTACCTTTGCTTTTCCAGATGGCTGGAATCCTGTGTTTGGTATTTCAACTCTCTTAGGATGTCCTGATGGTTCATATCCTGATCCGGGAAGCCTTGTTATTTTTGGATGACCTTCAGGTCTGAATCCACTATCGTATATGTTAACTATCTTAGGCTTTCCTTTTGGATCCTTATCTCCTTTAGGAATATCCACGACTTTCGGAGTCCCTTCCGGAGTATGACTTCCATTAGGAATATCTACTATCTTGGAATTACCGCTTGGATTATGCCCTCCATTGGGTATCCCAACGACCCTATTGCTCTTTACATCTTCTTTTTTCATCTCTTAGAATTCTAAGTTTCTGGTAGAATCGACTTCAGTTAATCCACTGATCGTGTATTGGTTTAGGACTCCCCCTGCCTCACTGAATGTAAATAGGTCAGTTACCTTCCATTTAAACTCTTGATCACCTCTTGAGAAGATTAGAAGATCCCCAGCCTTTAGTATATCTCTATTGTCATACATCTGTATAGGATCGGTAGACTTGCTATATAGTCTTAACATATCGTTAGTTCCAAATAGGGCCGTATAATTGAACCTATTTGCATTTTCATCATCAACGAGGGTAGACGTAGCTATTGACCCATATACTTTTCTGTACACATAATCATCAGATAATCTAACCACCTGACACTTTACTCCTATTATCTTCCTCCACCAGTCAAACATCTTGAGAGAAGCTGAGTAAAAGTGATTAGTGTTGTCTAACAATTCATTTACAAATCCATTTCCTTTCATAACATTGGAAGAAAAAGAAGGAGATGCACTGGCACTATAAAATGCCTGCACACCTCCTCCGACCTAACCTAACACCAAACCAATTATATTAACTGTTAAAGTCTGTACCGATCTGGTAAACTTTAACAAGAACATCGATGTATTTAACTGAGTTAGTCAACCTTACACTTACATGTACGCCAAGCTGGTTGGCCGTGATCATCTCAGTTGTATTTACGTCAGCTCTATCGCAGACAACCTCATAGTCATCCAACTTATAGAGTTGATTCTGAATATTTGTTTCAAAGTAGTGCCTTAGGAGTGACTCTACATCTTGTCTAGTAGATACTGTATTTACCCTTCCCTTGAATCTCTGCATCAGCCTATTGCAGTCCTTCTTGATCTTGTTGACCATTCTTCGGTTCTGCTCTTCAGATAGAATATCTTTATTCGGCTGGAATGTCTCATTGTTGTTCAAGTAGTAAGAATCAGTTCTCTGATTGTAAACTAGGAAGTTAACAGGAGCAGCGAAGTTCAATAGCTTCTCCCTATCTCCCTTATCCAGCATGTATACAGGATTCTTATACTCTAACGTACCATTCGTCTGATCGAACGTAGGAGCAAACTCAGACCTAACTGACTTATTCTGCATGACTTTTCTATAATATCTAGAAGAAGCCGCTATATAAGTCATCCACCCAGTGAGTGATGTATCCTTATCAAACGGGCCCATTACAATCGTATTGCTATCCTGAGCAAGGTTCAAGATGAATCCCTTGATAGAGTTTACATTAGTCTTATCATGTGGAAGATCCACCGGAGTGAACCAGTCATTTCTCTTTCCGATAAACTGGAACTGTCTCAAGAACTGTAGATCTACAATACCAGCCGTAGCTAGATATTCTATGTCATAAAGTCCTTGATCTTCTAGACTATAAAGAGCCTGAACGAGACAAGATACCTTCTTACTTGAAGACAGGTCAAGGCCAGAGTTTCCGAAGCTAAATACCTGAGTCAACTTAGGAGAGTGAGTCCTAAGATTGTTCTCATCATAATCTGGATTAGTAACTATAGTGAATCCAGTCCCAAGAGCATTCAGATTCTCTATAAATACATTGTTTCCAGACTCATCAGTCTCATCCGGAAGAAGCGATACAAGATAGTTCTTTGTACTCTTCACATCAGTTAAACTGAGCGAAAAGATGTTTCCACTATCAGGCTGTACTACCATCTTATATACATCACTTCCCTGAGGATCATTCGGGTAGATACTAAACAGCATGTTGCTCATATCTACTGAAGTAGGAGTCTCTGGCTGTTTTACCGTAACACCTTCATTCAGGCCAGTATCATCCGCGGCGATGTATATCCTATTTCCCTTACTATAAGTTACTTTTATCTTCTTATCCTTTTCAACCTCTTCACAGGCCATACCCTTGATACCACTGATCGAAGTGATCACATCGTCAAGAGTTTTGCAGGATACAAGACTATAATCATCATACTTTGACTTGTCAATAGCACCGTGGTAGTAGGCCATAGTTCCATATACGAATGCCCAATTAGAATCTACGCCATTTGCAAACGTAAACTCAAGTACTTCAGATTCCGTAAGTGCTACGTTGTCTTTATACTTAATTGGAGTAGCCTTTAGCGAGCTTAGTCCTGTCTTATTGTGCTTAAGGTCTAACTTCAAACCGACTAGACTCTCTTTAGCGGCAGCGTCAAGAGTATATGCAGCTTCAATATCCGGAGTAAATACTATTCCACCAACCTTAGGTGAGTATATGGCTGAATACGGCTTTGATTGACTAGTCGTAAGAGATGACTGTAGCTTCTCTGCCAGCTCAGTAAAGTTCTTGCACGATACACTCTTACCCTGTCCGGCAGTCTTTATCTTACCGAGAGCAGTTGCATCATAGACTGGATCTCCATTATCATTTACTTGATTCTTGATAACGTTCAAGAAGTCATCCCAAGAATCGTTTCCATTATTGCAGAAGTAATACTTGTCATCAAAAGCTATTCCCCAAAGCGAGTTATTGTCAGAATTGATAAACAGCTTTGACTCATTCTTATCCTCGTGAGTAAAGAATAGTCCTGACACAGCAGTAGTATTCATCGAACGAACTACTACCAACCCTGCTGAGTGTGATAATAGGAAAGCATTGATAAGAGACCTATGGGCATTTCTAGGAATAGTTCCGTCAACTGTATACAGCTTAAGGAACGTATTCGGACCGTCTACATAGGCCAGTCTAGGCCCCGCCGGAGCCACTATAACGACCCCAATATTTGAGGTCCCATCGATATTGAGTACGGTTGGCCTACTCATTATCTGTTCCCTAACTTTTACATAGGGTTCTTTAATAGGTACACTTGCCATTTATGTTTCTCTTTTAGTATTCAAAATAAAATTTTAAAGTGATTACCTGAGGGAACGATCCTCAGGCAATCGTAGAGGGCTAAATTGACTGTACGTACTTCGTCAATTTATATATATTAGATTGGATCCTCTTATCCTTAACAAGATCTGGGTGTATATACCAGTCTTCGAATGAGTTCTTAGAGTTGTACTTGATGTCCTCCCCTACTAACTTATATCCAAGAGACTTCATATACTCCCTAGACTGTTCTTTTGTATAATTTCCATCCCTATAGCAGTCATGTTCAAACGTAATACATCTGAATTTTGCTAAATTGAACGGTATCTTATACAAAACATCTATATTATATCCACAAACATCAACGGATAGGTAGTCTACTACATACTTTCCATCAGACATCTCTCTTCCACTACACAAATTGATTATGGTCTTGTCGTAGTCATGCCAGTATGCGTTATCTAAGATAATCTTATTCTTTCTCTCTTTCGAGAACTCTGATACAAGATTACCTTCGATCTCTATCGACACGCCATCCCATCCCAGCTTTTCAAGAAGCCAAGTGTTGTTATGGTGAACTGGTACACTTGCCCCAAGCTCCAAGTAGGTTCCATCCTTTGACTCATTATTTATTACTGCGAAGATGTCTTGGAAGATTTGAGACTTATTATCCTTTACATTCTCAGATATAAATTTAGAATTAAGTCCTATCTTATCCTTAACTCTTGAGTAGTCATTGAACGGATTCATAATCTCTAGTGAGTTGCATACGTCGATTATGATGTCCCTATACTCAGGATCGAACTCATCGAAATTGTTCTCTGATAGATATTTCTTAAGTTCTTCTACCCTTCCAATTCTATCTAAGGACCTTACGTAATGAGTCTCTAACTCATTGATTCCATTATAGAATGGGGTTTTTGGATAATCCTTGACTCCGGCCCATATAAGACCTATCTTGGAATTTTTGAAGACTTCTATCCAGTCGAACTGCTCGTAAGTGCCTTCATAGAAGAGTTTGTCAGTCCAAATCCTGCACATTGATGCATACGCTTCGGGCCTATCTGGCTGTTCAGTCATTGCATAGGTAGCATATTGGAGAGCCCCCTTCCATCTTCTTCCAAGTCTCTCATATCCAAGGGAAACCATCTCAAGACAGTGATATTTTAACTCAAATTCATTATCTTTTGCTATTTCAGCAACTTTCAGGTAATGAGTTATTGATGAGCTAATCTGTCCAGACTTGTATAAGAAGTTTGCAATGTTTATGTTGGACTGAATTCCATTTAGGTCATCGATCCATCCATAGAGATCTTTATATTTTTCTCTATGATCCTTGTTCTTATCAAACTTCTTTACCTCTCCTCCGAGAATAGAGTCAAAGTCAAGCTCTAAAATGTACGCAGAATTATCTCTTGTGGAGAATGATGCGTAGTACAAACCATTGTACTCACACAAACCACAACAGAACTCAATGTGAACGTCAGTAAATGAGAAAGGTTCAGAGATGTAGACTGGATCGAAATTACTGTTCCACACGATAACATGATGATAGTATCTCGATGCTTTCTCTCCTGAGTAAGGCTTCCACAGTTTTACACTATGTCCAAAAGCTACGTAGTAATCTCCCCACTTAACCACTTGAGATCCTCCTCTAACGTCCACCTTGGTTGGGAATCTCTTGGTAATTATACTCTGAGTAGAGTCACTTTGATGATCATAGAATGCAACTTCTGTAGGTGAAGACCACTTAACGAATGTATACGGACGGTCTAAGATAGGCATCCAGTTCTTCTCACAGTACGAATCATCGTTTCCTGTGGTAGGGATCCTGACCCTACTTATCTCATTCCCAGTGGACTCATCTATCTCAGATAATTCCATTCTTCCTTGACCATTTTTAGTGGTATCTCTACGTACTCCGATGAGATATAACTTATTGTCCCATCTGACCAATCTACCATCCTCTAATCCGATAAAATGCCAGATAGGTTCATGTAGGTTCTGCATGTTTATGTAATTACCATCGACTATATTAAAGTCATCATCTAGATTGACTAAAATATTTTCCGTCTTTAGTGTTACATCGTCTTCAGGATGAATGTACTGTAGAGGTCCACTCCAATGAGGGTACTTAGAAAACTCTGAATGGCTCATGTTGTAATTAACTATTCGTATATTACACTTGAGCTTCCCATCGTCATTGTAGATTGATGGGTTCATCAGAGATACTCCCTTGGACAGATCCCACTTCATAAGAAGGGGAAATATCCTAAGACCTTGATCTACGCAAAACTTAGCGAGACCTTTCTCATAAATTTCTTTGTTGAGTTCCATTTTGGTTTGTGTGTGTGTTGGTTGGTTTTATTCTTGATATGTCATTATGAATATGGGCTTATATACTCTCTAGCCCATCCAGTCAGGATTCCTTGCCATGCATAGAGCTTAGTTCCTATACCAAGGGACCTATTACTCATATTAGCGTAAAATCCTGCTTGTTTAAGTACATTTGGTATGGACCAGTACTCTTTTCCGGGATCAGTGAATGCTTTTCCGGGATCTCCTCTTCTTCCCTTAGGACCCTTTGGACCCTTCACATTTCTTCCAGGTATCCCTGGAGGTCCTGTAGGCCCCTGTGCACCTTCTCCGGGATCACCGGGATCTCCTTTCTCACCTCTTTTCCCTTTGAGAGATCTTCCAGTCTCTCCCATCGGTCCGGGAGAACCTTGAGGACCTTTCTCAGATTCACCTTGTCTTCCTCTCGCTCCAGTTTCTCCCTTGTCACCTTTTGCTCCCTGAGCTCCAGTGTCTCCCATATATCCTTGAAGACCTTTTGATCCGGTTCCTCCATGACCATCTGCTCCCTGAATACCTTGTATTCCTGCAAATCCTATGGGTCCATCAGCTCCCTTTGGTCCTTTTGGTCCCTTCGGTCCTTGTAGACCCATGTATCCGGTAGGTCCGGTCTCTCCAACTGGTCCAGTAGGTCCCTGAGCACCTTTAGTGCTACTTCCATCTACCCCTTGGATACCTTGAAGACCCGGAACTCCAGTTCTACCCTGAAGTCCTTGATCTCCAACAGGACCGTTTGGTCCCTTTGTAGCTACGCCATCTCTTCCCTTAGGTCCTTTTTTACCTTTTGGTCCGGTATCTCCACGGTCTCCTTGTGGACCTTGTATTCCCTGAAGTCCGGGATGCCCAATTCCTGGCTTACCTTGTGGGCCCTGAAGACCCCTTATTCCTTGAGGCCCTTGGATTCCTTTTCCAGTTACCTTAGTTTTGAAATCCTTTACCGAAGATACTATATCCTCGTTAGCGTACAATGAATAGGGATATAGCCTGAATATGTTGGATATAGAGGTTGGTGTCAACATGGCGGGCTTACAATCCTCGGTTAGCCCTATTATTCTACTGGCTGAACTGTATGCGTCCAGAGTCGATATTGGACTTAGCTCATTTGAATATATTAGTGTCTTTGCCATAGATTTTAAGGTCTTTTGACGTTTCCAAACTCTACTAATCCTCCATTTATGGATCCCTCAAACTTAAGGACTCCACCAGATACAGAGATTCCCATGTGGGTCAGAAATTTTCTTACATCATCGTCAGTGAATCGATAGGGCTGTTTGGATTCTCCGGGATCTCCTCTATCCCCCGGATCACCTTGGATACTTAGTCCAGATTGTCCTCTTGGTCCTTTTTCTCCCTTCGGTCCAGGTAGACTTGGTCCACGGTCTCCGTCTGGTCCTTGGTCTCCATCTATCCCGTAGTAAGCATTCTGACCCATTGGTCCTTGAATACCCCTGTCTCCCGGAATATCTTTTCCTTCATATCCTTCTGGACCTTCATCACCGTCTTCTCCAGTCTCTCCCCTTGTTCCTTGTAGTCCTGTAGTACCTCTATCACCATCTGGACCTTTTGTACCACCAATGATAGCTCCACCATATCCTCTCGGACCTTGTGGACCCTGCGTGAAGTTCGGTGATCCCGGATCTCCAGTTAATCCAATCTCTCCTTTTGGTCCATCTGGACCTTGTGGCCCTTGAGCACCTGATGGCCCAATATATCCCTTATCTCCTCTTGTAGGAGGACTTCCTACTATGAGTGATCCAGATCTTCCTTTTGTACCTTGTGATCCTGTAGGACCTTTGTATCCCTTTATTCCCTTAGGACCTACTGGCCCCTGAGTTCCTTTTATATTAAGGGCATTTATACCCGGTTCTCCTTGATCACCGTCTGGACCATCCTCACCGAATTGTCCAGTCGGCCCCTGTACACCAGTTACTCCCTGCTGTCCGATAGTGTCTCCATGAACTCCTTTTTCACCCTTTATTCCATATTCACCATCTGCTCCCTGTGCCCCTTGGATGGTCTTGTAGTTATCCTTTATATACTTCCTCATTCCACCTACAGTAAGTATCCCTACTGCTGGCACATTCTCTGAGTCTTTAGTATATATGTCTTTTGATATGGATTCGAATAGGTCTATTTGAGCTGGATCTCCTGACTTGTCTATCGCAAGAAGGTACCTACAATTAAATTGTGTATTTAAGAGGCTGGTTATTACCTTTATTGAATCAGAATATCTTAGCATAACTTACGGGACCACTATTATTTTATTACTCATCCTATTCTTCAGTGTATCTGTTCTTAGGTTTCCAATCTGTACAGTAAGTCCTGCCTGAGAGGCATCTATCGTACCTCCATATTGAAAAACATTCTTTCCTCCGAATAGGATTCTATTTATTGCAGCTATTATGTCTTGTGGAGTGGAAGCTAGGATTTGGTCTTTTCCTTTAGGTCCTGTAGGTCCTTGTGGTCCAGCAGGTCCAGGTGCTCCATCTGGTCCCTGATCACCCCTGTCTCCCGTAGGGCCTCTTGATCCGATTCCAGTCGGACCTTTATTCCCCTTTTGGCCTTGATTACCATAAGCATCTTGTCCAGCATACCCTTGGAATCCTGTAGGTCCCGTAGATCCATACTTCTTTTGTCCCTGAGGTCCTTGAGTTCCCTTCTTTCCTTGGGCGCCTTGTTGTCCCTGTGCACCAGTTAGACCTTTCGGTCCCTGAGTTCCTTGAAGACCATCCACAGAGTCCCCAGCAGGTCCTTGAGGGCCTTGCGTTCCTTGTGGTCCACGATTGCCTTCTGGACCTTGAAGACCGATGTCCCCACGGACTCCTTGATAACCCATTAGACCTTTTATTCCTATTGGTCCTGGGTCTCCAGTTGGTCCTACATATCCGGGAACATTATCTCCGGGATAGCCCTGTGGACCATCATCTCCAGGATCGCCGTCTGGTCCGGTCTGACCATCTTCTCCTTTATCTCCCCTATCTCCGGTTACATCTAGCCCGTCTCTTCCCTGGACACCGTCCCCTCCTTGAAGACCTATTTGTCCTTTGCTTCCTTTTGGTCCTTGAGGCCCTTGAAGACCTCTTCCAGTATCTCCAGTGTCTCCCATAGGACCTCTAGCTCCCTGAACTCCTTGAAGTCCTGTAAATACCCAAGGGTTACTTGCTATAAATCTATCCAGTTTACCTACTGGAACAAAGAGATCATCTGGAGTGCTCTCGTCAATGTCTACTACTGGCATCTTCTGGCGGATGGCCATATCTATATCTATAATAGCTGACTCTTGACTTGATGAAATTCCCAATAGATATTTACATTTCGTAGTTGTCTCAAAGACGCTTTCTATTGGGCTTATATTTTCATGGTATACTAAAGACATATCTAGTCACTATTATTTTTAGATACATTAACGTCTCCAGCCAATATATTCGTAATAACCTTGCTGATAGAGTGATACTTCTCATCATACACTTCGTAATAGTTAAGCGTAGCTGAAAATTCTACTCTATGCGCTATATTGGCCATTGAGTCCTGATCATACTCCTGATTAAAGTCTGTAGGAATAGGACTCCACACTATATTTGAAAGCCACGGTCTACCAAGAGTATCGTTCGTATTGAACATAGTTAGATTTGTCAGGAAGTCCAAATTTTGGTACTTAGTCCTAAAATCATCTAACACAGGTATGTCCGTGCATGAAAATTCAAAATTAAAAATGGAGCTCTTCTGAACTGCGTATCTTAATGGCTCTTGATAGGTCCTTCTAGACATTTGTCTTCCAGAGTCAATAAGCCGATATATTACGTAGTTAGTAGATTTAAGATTATCTGTTTTTGGGTATTTGATAAAATCAATTCCCTTATCTACAAATAATCCCTTAACTCTCATTAAGAATGAGTCATATATCATAGCTGAGGTAAGCAAGTATTTACTATACGACTTTCTCGTGTTAAACTCAAAAAAGTTATTTGAAGTAATATCCCTACTACTCTCAGTTATGTTATATGAATATATGTTTGATAGTACCTGATCACTGTCATCATCCACACTAACTCGTAGATACGGATTTTTGCACAATGTTCTCAGGTATCCATCAACATCGTGAGTCTTTATCTTTGGAATAATTATCTCACATCTTGTATTATCAAATCTTATGACAAAATTTGTCTGATTTGAATCATTAATAAGGTATTGGTTTATGACGTAGTCCGTTTGAATAAGTTTCTTGAACTTGAACCCATTTAGTATCGGACAGCTATTTGTTAGCTTGATATAGTCGGTCTCCTGTAGGGGGCTATCGTCATATCCCAAAACCTCTACTCTTTTGTCTATTATGTCGGACTTACAGAACCCTTCTGGAACGTTTATCCGAATGCAGGAAGAGTCATAGTCCTCTACGATCTCAAGAAACTTACTGAAAGTCACTTTTAGGTACCTGCAATTAGTTTTAATTAAAAGATCTTGAACTACTACTTCCATGATAAATTAGAATATAAATAAAGTACCTTGAATATCCTCGTCCCAATAGATTGCAACGAAATTATTCTCGAGTAATTGAATGTCTACCTCTATAGTCTTTCCTGACTGCTTCTCTACCAGCCAAACTTTAGGTACGGAACTTCCACTGTACTTAGATATTACTGGAGACGATATGGCCTTAATTGACCTTACCTTAGTATTAAGATCAACTCTTTCTAGAGTTTTGTCAGGAGATACTATCCACTTAGACTTCTCAGGACCTGTACATACTAAGACCTCTCCAACTGAAGGATTAGATTTTAGATACTCTGCAATTTCTTGCATTGAACTGAACTCCCTTTCAGTTATCTGTATGTACTGGGTCTTTTCGTCCGTCTCTTCGTATGCAGGTGGATTACATTCATCACATATTCCAGATTTAGTTATGGAAGTTATGTTAAGAGTGTATCCGACGACATTATTTACGTGAAATCTTCTTTCTGCTACCATAACTACTTCTTTATACTACTTCTTAAGAATCTAGATGTAGCCCCAGATCTGTTAGCTAATTTACTGAGTCCACTAGACATCTTCCCTAGTCCCTTAGACATTCCACCAAATATTCCAGCCCCAGCCCTTACAGGAGCAGTCTTTATTGCTGTTCCAGTACTTCTAAGGAATCCGTTTACTCTTCCACCCTTTCTGAAGGTGTTTGTAGCTCTCTTGAATCCTGAACCTACTGCACTAGCTCCGGATTTAATTCCAGACCCGACTGTCTTTACTCCAGTCTTTATGTCCTGACCCCTCCTCTTAAAGAAGGTTGTAGTTCTGTCACCGGCCCTACCTAAAGCAGAAGTCGCGTCGGTTTTGTAGGCTTCGGTCCTTAATCTGTTCTTCCTAAGTTCAGCCTGATACCTAGCTTTTGACTTAACTATTCTATCTTTCAGTGGGTCGGCAGCTCTTCTATCTCTGATATGCTGTCCAGTCTGTTTTGCAGCATTCGCAGCTGTTTGAGTAGCATTGTTCGTTACTGTTTGTGCAGCTGGAGTGGCCCCATTTGGAGTATATCTCAGTCCATTTGAACTTATCTTTCCTGCCTGCTGTGGTGCTTTCTGTTTAACTATTGGACCTCGATACATCGCATTAAGCCTTCTAGTATCCGTGTCCCCAGCAGTATTCCTAACGAATCCTCCAGTAGTAGAGGCATTTCCAGCAGGCTTCTGTTGACTTTGAAGGGCGTTTCTTCTAGCTATACCAGCATCTTTCCTGTCCCTGTTAGCTTGCCACTTTTGCTGTCTAGCAGCATTCCTATCAAAATTCTCAGGCCTTTTGAATTGTCCCTGTATATTCTTATTTTGAGTAGTAGGAGTGTTCTGTGTAGTCGTCTTAGGTGCAGTTGGTTGAGTCTTTGTAGTATTGTTCGCAGGCTTCTGAGTAGTCTGAGTTGTATTTCCTCCAGTAGACGTAGTAGTTGTCGTAGGCTTAGGAGGAGTCGTAGTCGGACTAGTGGTAGTAGAAGTATTTCCTGCTGGCTGCGTAGTAGTTGTAGGTTTAGGCTGCGTATTCTGAGCTGGAGGTGGAGTTTGTGCAGGTGGGGGTGTAGCGGGTGCTTGCGCTGGTGGCGGAGTGTTTTGAACAGGCGGCTTCTGAGTTGTTGTATTGTTCTGAGTAGCTGCTGGCTGTTGAGTAGTAGCCTGAGCCTGTGGTTTCTCTGCCTGAGAATTTCCTCCAGCAGTAGCTCCTTGCTGACCTTGTTGGTTAGCTGGGGCTTGTTGCTGCTGATTCTGATTGGCAGCTTGCTGTTCTCCTCCTTGAGCCTGAGCCTGTCCCTGTGCTTGTCCCTGTACCGGATTTCCGTTCTTATCTACAGGTATTTTTCTTCCATCCCTACTAACAATATATCCGGCAGCTAAGGCACCGACTGCCCCACCTACCAACCCTGGGACAATCATATCTCTTTCTCTTCTAAAAAACATAGTTACTTGCCGTTATCTGTTAGTATTATATTTAAGTCATGTAAATAGTTCTCTACATTAACTCCATCGGAAAAGTCTTCATCTCCCCAAGTAAGTCTTATCTCTGACATTAACTTACCAGAACCTAATCCATGATCCTTGAGTAGACAGATGACGTCGCTTCGATCTCCTAACTTACAATTAGTAAGATCAGATCCGACCTTCTTTACCAAGAATTCCTCTGACTTTCCTTTTATGTAGAACTTTATAGTGAAATTAACTTTCTTAAGTGGGATAAGATATTCAGGATAGTAATTGAGATTCCTGAAAGAATATATTATCTTGATGCTATCCCCAACATCAAACTTGACAGGCTCTACTATTTGAGGCCTGCAAGGACACTCAATTCTCTCCATAAAAAAAAAATAAAATCTAAAAGTAAGCTAAGGGAAAACTAATTCCCCTAGCTCTTACGTATTTTTCCGAACTTGTTTAAGTAGGTACCTCTATCAACAGAGTAACCATTATACAAATTCCAGACTATTCCATTATTTATCGTAAACTCATCTATAGTAGAGTTCACAGAGTCATACTTGCTAAAGTGAACTTTAGATCCAATTACAGTGAGATTAATTCCTGATATACCTTCATGTATGTATGTACAGGGAGTATTCACGCAATCTATGAACTCAACAACAAGATCCCCACTATTCAGACCATGAGTCCTAGTCAACTTGCTATATCCTAGGTTAAACTGGAAGTCTTTCGGGAATACACAGTTGTAGAACACTATCTTCAACTCTCCATTCTTAAGGGTACCAGATTTGAATAGGTCGAGAGATCTACAGTCCTTAGAGAACTTGCACCCAGAGAACAGTATTCTACCAGATTCTATGTATCCACTACCTATATCTATTAACGAGTCTGACGAAATGAATGTATTCCCATAATAATTTATGTATAGGGACTTAATCTCATTGATATCCGACTCTACGACCCCAGTTTCTTCGAACTTAGAGTTCATCGAATTTATGAGAAGTTCATTGAAAGAATCTTTATGGTCCTGATTGCTTGCCTTGGAGATCTTAAGTCTATTTATCTCACAGTCTCTAAGTAAACAATAAGAGTTCAACTTATATCCTCCACCAACATTTCCTATAATAAGATTATCCACCTTACTAGATACAAGACTTGTTGATACGTACTTAATTGAATCGTCTCCCTCAATATTCTTACTTCCTGTTATAAGTTCAAAAGCAGTTATTCCGGAACCTCTTAGCCAAGTATGGTTCATCTTGGTATCCGATGAAGATCCTTGGATAATTGAATCAAATGTGAATTTTGCGACTTTCCTACTATTTTCACCTTCCGTAAGAATTGTATAATTATCGTCCAGATCGGTCATTATTGTAGTAGGGTTTCCATTACAGATTAGAGTCTTATTCTCTAACTTAGACTCGCCTGTTGGGGTGTATCCGTAAGTCTCCTTTATAACTTCTCCTCTCATCTGTAAGTGAGAGTCTTTGCTTATAGATATTATGAATCTCTCCCTGAAATTCATATCCCATCTTATGTCTACTATATGAGCTTCATTCAATGAGAGTATCTTTGGATAGAAGTAAAGGGCCATAGGAAGATCGAAGTCATCGTGTACGGTAAAAATTTCTTTACCGAACTTCCTTCCGTCTAGAGATATTTCTACATCTGGGAATTTGTCGATCATTCCTATATCAGGAGTTATTTCTACCCCTACATAGTTCCCCGGATCTACCTTTTTAGTGGATGGGTTATCACGATACCACTTTATCTTCCCACTAAACTCAATTATATTTCCTTCACCGTAAATCCTCAAATCATCTCCTCCCACATTCAACGGGTCTCTAGAGATTTTTGACTGAAGAATCCTCGGTAAAGTATTATAATCCTTCCCTCCGGATGAATTATCTGGATCTAGGTCTGAGTCTATATTTATGTCATTTAGACTTAATGACTTCTTACCAAGGAAGTATATCATGTCGGTAGAGAGTGCATGAATAGTCCAGTCATCCAGCCCCGGATCTGAGGTCATTTTCAAGTAGTATAGCTGAGGAACTTTATCTGTAGGTTCCCCTGGAATAATTTTTCTACCTGTTCCAAGGGCAATCCTCAACTGAGATTCTGTCTGATGAATCTTTATATTTTTTAGGTCACTCTCTTTGAGTTCCGTAATGATATTCAGTTTCACTTGTCGAGTGGTTTTTCGTCCTTCTTTTCTTTTAATAAAGAGTCATTCAATTTATCTACCAGATCCATGTATTTTGGATTCCTGAAACTCATCTTACTTTCATTAGAAGTATCTTCTGATAATTTCTTAAGTTTTTCTTCAGTATCTGGTATCTTGACCTGACCGTAAATCTCATTCATCTTACTCATCATATCTAGAACTCTCGTCATCATATCCATCTTATCTGCATAAGTCATTGACTCACTCATCATATAGTTTGGATCGAGAATCTGGGATGCGAGAAGAGAAATTGCTCTGAGGTACTGCTGATACATAACAACTCTGAATTTTCCGTACACCTTGCTTAGGTAGTATTCAGCAGCCTTCTCACTTTTGTCGGACGTTAGGTTGGTAATACTGTTAGTGAATGAATCGAAATCTAGAGATACATTAAGTCCGTATTCTTTATTCAAGTGAGATACGAGTTCAGTATATGCTTTGGATACCTCTCCCCTAACTTTCTCGCTTGGCTCTCCTACATCTTTTTGTATCTTACCTAGATCTTTAAGCGCCTTAGCAGGAAGTATTACCTCTTCCTTACTATGGTGATCATCCTCTATGATTTCAGCATCAACAACTTCTCCACCATACTTATCATAATCTCCATCAAGTCTTAGGAGATCTTTATATTTATCTGTATCTATTTCGAATGATGATGCCATGATAGTGAAATAAGTGTACTTACCTTAGCCAGTAGCTAGAAGTAAGTGCACTCATGTATATATTTTGTTGTTGATTGTCTAGTCTATTGTAATCCTCTTCAAGACCCTGAAATAGTTCAATAGGGAGTCCTTGAAGATAGATATTCTTTTTTATGCTTATAATATACCTACAAAAGTTGAGATATATCTCATCATTAAATATGGAGTATACGCTATCGAGATCCCTAGACATATAGTAAACCGCACACTTTTCAGTAGGCTCTTTTGTCACTTCATCAAAGTCTTCCGGAAATGGCCTCTTGCAGATAGTCTCGGCATAATAAACTCCCGTTTGAATATATGAGTTGAAGAAGTATCCTCCCTCATAAGAAGGGGAATCGTATCCTGAGAATCCATTTGTATTTCCTATAGTGAGAACCGCCTCAGGAGTTATTTGTATCTCATCTTCAGTGATTTCTCCCTTCAGGTACTGATTGAAGTTGTTTACTATTCTTCTACTTCTTGAAGTAATGGGGTCAACTACTATGTGGAGTTTCTGCATGAGAAACATCGGATAGTATCTCTCGAAAGTCTGGAGAGAGTCTCTTATTATAGAGTACATTATCTCCCACTTTGAGTGTTCTCCATTTGGGACTTCAAGGATGTCAACCACACTCGGAATTGCTATCAAAGTGCTCCTCCTGGTGAGGTCTTTGTATAGGGTCTTTAGCTCTACTTTTTCCATTATAGCCTTATTGATAAGAATTTTGGGTTCTTAGACAGGAACCTGAATGTATCGTCAATAAGAAGGTTAGCTTCTTCAGCTCCTAAGGTTGTTGTCTTGAATCCATGATCCGGCCACTTGTGACTAAAGATAACGTTTCTCTTGTACGTCGGATCGGCTTTAAGTTCCTCTGGATTTCTTACATCAGGAGCGAATACTAACTCAAAGTCACTTCTGTCTGCTCCAGTATCGTCCCCTGCCAATATATGAACTCCGGATATGAGAACCGATCTCAGTAGGGTCATAAATGGATAGATAACTGTAGCCAGTATGTCTGACTTCCCAAACTCGTCCTTATTGTACTTAGAGTGCTTAAGGACAAGGCTCATCAAGTGAGATAGGGCATCAAAATACTCATCAGGGGTTGAACTTCCAGCTGATATTCCTGCCTTATGATTATCTGTTAATCTATTTAGCTCAGAATTCATCTCGTTAAGAGTTCTGTCATGTCCCTTCTCCATGTTATAGTCCATATAGGACTTCTTCAGATTTCTTAGAAGAGAAATCCCGAGAGCTGTCCCGAATGAGATCAGTATAGCATCTTGAACCCTTTTTGGTATGGAAAATTTAAGACTGAATATCCTGTCGCTCAGCTCTGAGTAATCAGAATAATTTGTGTTTCCAATGCTTGACATGTACTCCTGTGCATCGTAGTCTCCCTCACCTTTCTTGAAAGCCCTTGCTCCGGTCATATTAGGAGCATCTCTCTTAACTTTATCAATTGCCTTCATAGGGCTCTCCGCAAGTACCGTCTGATGTTTAGGAGTACCAGTTGAGCTCTTATATACAACTATGTACTTAGACCAAGGACTTAGTCCCTTAGCAAGACCATACCCTGTAGCAGCAATAGTTGCCCCAGTAGCTATGATTCCAAGGTGTCCCTGTATCTTCTTTAGTTGTGTGTTAGTAAGACCTGTCTTATTAAGGAATTTAGCGGCTGCCTGCCCGGTATAGCCCATTCCTTTATATACTTTATCGGTAAGTTTACCCATCTTAAATATAAATTATTTACCTGAAGGATAATCCGATAGATTTACAGAACTATCCTACCACCTTTTTTACTTTCTTCTCCTGGATTAATTAATCCTAACTTAATAAGATATTCTAATTTCTTTTGGTACTCTAATTCAGCAGCAGCTCTTGATGCTGTAAGACCAACGATCCTAGTTGAGTGCTTATTGTATTCCCACTTCTCTGGGTTATTTGGATACCTTATGAGATTATTTGCTCGCTGAGACTCCTCATCGTCGAGAGCTTCCCTCACTACTTTAGAATATCTATTTTTTATCTTCTCCCTGAGTAAGTTAGATCCCCCTACTTTTCTGTCATAGAGGAATTTAGCATACTTAGGCCCAATCTCATAGTCTCCCATATTCCTTATGTAAAGGCGTTTATCTTACTTCCTATATGTTTGTAAGTTTCGTTGAGTCTCTTGAGTCTTGCGTCTCTTCTTAGGAACTCTTCCGGTTCGTCAGCATATTCAGCGACCTTTCTGTCATACCTGTTCCCTAAGTATGCTCCTCCGAGTCCACCAACCAGTGCACCTGTACCACCTGCAATTAACTTCCCCTTTAAAGATTTATCTCTAGAAAGTAATTGGTACATTCCAAGTCCCGTTCCTGCACCAAGAGTTCCTATTAATGCGGACCTACTAGCAATGTTCTTAGCTCTTCCGGAATTTCTATTTCCTTTTATTTTCTTAAGGATATCATCCCTTATCCCAGAGTTTGAAGCCTTATTGAGGAAACTCGCAAGTGGATCATCTTGATTCTCTTCTAATTTATAGTAATCAAGATAGTCTCTATCTAACGCACTGGAATTTCTCTTGTCCATATCACTTATGTCTATATATGTAGCTATTTATTTCCTTAGCTGTAGGATATTTTGATCGGAACTCTTCCTCATACTTTTGTTTGTCCCTAGCGAGTCTTTCCACTCTCTTGTTCCGTATATGTCCAGACACTGCTCCTCCAATACCTGCGCCAAGAGCAACCGCCCCAGTACCAGCTGCAAGAAATTTGTAGAATCTCTTATCCTTCAAAACTTTAGGGTCTTGTGCCACTATTAATCCGCCGCCCAATAAGGCGCCAGTAGCTCCAGCTCCAGAAGTCACCAAAGCCCGTCTAAGAATCGATTTTTTTTTGTATTCGTCCTTATCCCTTGACCCGATGTATTCGTCAACTTCTTCCTTCCTAGGAAACCAGTGGTTGCTCTTAATCTCTTTTAGTATTACTCCTCCCATACCAATCACCAGAAATAATCGTCACGATCTATGTTTATATTGATGTTTTGCTGATTCTTCGGCTCCTTTCGGGCCCTGAAAATATACTTGTATTTGCCGTTCGGAGCCTTTTCTAGAGGATACTTAGAGTTAAACACCTGCTGGTAGAGGGGTTTATTATCAGCAAGTGACCTTATCCTCCTAACCCTTTCTTTACCTAGCTTGTTCCCGTAAAGAGCTGCTCCTCCCATAGATGCCCCACCAACAACTAGAGGTATCCCAATATCTCCTCCGCCAAGAGCGGCTGCACCTGTTCCGGCCAAAGTAAGGGCACTCATAGCTCCAACAAGACCTCTTCTCTGGTTTCTGACTATTCTCTTCTCGTAGTCGTCTCGATCGTGAGAGAGTATGTACTCATCTACTTCTTCCTTACTTATTCCGTCGTACATAGTTTATTCGAAATTCTTATTTTTAGCTCCTGTCAGTCTTCCAAAGAATGCCTTGACCTTTCCAGCACCAGCTTTAGCAACTCCCTTGGCAAGGCTCTTCAATCCATTGGCTCCAGACAAGTTCTTTATATCCTTAGTCTTCTCGGCGATTACTCCCCTGTACCTGGAGATCTCTGCCGACTTATTGGCACTATCTGCAAGTACATTATTAACTGCATTGTTGAGATTTTTTACTTTAGAGGTATTCTCTTTTATCACTTTTTGGGCATCCCTGTTTGCAGATTCCAATTTTGAAATCCTCCCTCCAGACAGCTTATCCGCCCATCCAGTCTTGACATTCCTCCACCCCTTACTTATGCTTCCTTTTCCTTTTCCCCTTAGGTACATAAGCCCAGCTCCAGTAACTAGTGCGGCAGCTCCGGCTCCGATGGCAGCACTTCGTATCATCCTCCTTCTTCTTGCTTCCTCCTTCTCTTTTTCAGTGGGCTGATACATTTCAAGGTTCCCATCTCCTTCGCTGTAGAATGAGGTATATTGTCTTAATTCTTCGTCGAAATATACTTTAATCATATACTATATATTTTGTGGAGGGGGGGGGGGCAGATCACCTGCTCAAATTTTGGCGACCTTCACCTTCCCTCTGTCTATTTTCTCTTTTATTTTTTAGATACCTATGTAGAGCGTAACCTCCAACACCTGCTAGAGCAAGTCCACCCATACCAAGAGCTACGTTTCTGCTGTGGTTCTTGTATATTTTGTCGAACCCTCCAGCGACTTTATCGTAATTTACGCCTCCCTTTTGGTTAAGTACGTTATCTACGTACCCATTGATCTTCCCTTGAGTATTGCTCCTGATTAATCTATCGGTTATCTTTCCTGCCCCATACATTCCTACACCAGCAAGTCCGGCTTTTCCAAGATCTTTGGCGGCCTTTCTCTTGTCGATGTTTCCATCTTTATCCCTCCACCTCTTATCTCTATTTGCTATGTAGTAGCTCCCAAGTGCAGCAGCGGTTCCTATCCCTAATGCTCTAGGAGCCCAACTCATCTTCGTGGATATTGCAGAGTTTTTATGTAATTTTAAGGCGTCATTAACTTTCCCCGTATTCGGTAGATTCCCTCCAAGGATTCTATTAAACTTTTCACGTTCTGTGCCAAATCCATTGGCCTTCAGTATTCTTCCTCGATTATCATTAACAAATTGTTTTAGTTCCTCTCCAGAAAGACCCCTCTTCTTTCCCTCAGCTGCTGCCATGTTGATGGCATCCCAATCTAGCTTGTTGGATACTAGATTAAGTGCGGCGTTTGCTGAATCTGTATGATAGTGAGGTTCTGAAAATACTCTAGATATGAGTTCAGGATCTATTTTTTCTTCATAATATAACCTTTCTACTTACTCTGTGACTTCTTATCTTCAGATTTTTCCTTTTTCCTCTTCAAGTATCTGTGTAGAGCGTACCCTCCGATTCCAGCAGCTGCCAACCCCCCAAATCCGAGAGCCAAATTCCTTCCGTGGTCCTTATATATTTTGTCGAATCCCTCGTACAGGTCTTTTCTAACAGGCCCAGTAGATATCCTATTTGAATTGTGGAAATTTGCTAGTTTTGCATTAGTATTATTCATTATTGAAGTTTCTAATGCCCTTCCAGCCAGATAAGCACCTGCTCCTGCCAAACCAGCCTTTCCCAGGTCTTTTGCAGCTTTTGTCTTGTCTATTTTTCCGTCCTTATCTCTCCACCTTTTGTCCCGATTAGATATATAATATCCACCGAGGGCAGCTGCTGTACCTAATCCTAATGCTCCTGAAGCCCACTTGTTTTTATCTACAGTTACTATCCCACTCTTTGCTTTTTGTAACTTTTCTTCGAAGTCCTTGTTGTAAGCTACGTTTTCTTTGAAAATCTTATTGTACTTATCCGTCTCATTTCTAATTCCATTGGCTTCTAGGATTCTTCTCGGATTTGTTTCGTAGATTACTCCATCATTTAGCCTTCCGTACTTGCTATTCCTATTCCTATCCTTATTTTTGAGAGCTCCTTTGAATGCATCAAAATCGGCTTGTTGGGATAAAGCCTTGAAGGCAGCCATCTTAGCATTAGTAATCTTTTCCATAAATAAAATAATTAGGTAAATATAGGAGAAACGAATCTCCTATATTCATTTGATTGGGATTTATCCCTTCAACTTGGCTTCCTGCCAGAACTTCTCATAATTAGCTCTATCAAGCGCACCGGCCTTCTTCTTCAACATAGCCATAGCTCTTTCCTTTACGGAATTGGCCTTAGCTGCTTCACGAGTAGCGCTTCTAGCCTTATCTCTGTATGCAGTGAATTTTCCTCCGGTCAACTTATCGGCTATCTTATGCTTTGTCAACATAAAACCTTTCCCAATGTTTCCATTACCTTTATGTCTCAGATAAAGAAGACCACCTCCAGTAAGAGCAGCAGCAGCGCCAGCACCAATGGCAAGGTTTCTCATTCTCCTGCGTCTCCGGGCTCTACGGGCAGCCTCTTCCTCATCGGCAGCAGAGTAGTATGCGTCGTATGCGTCATACTCATCATATTCAGGGTAAACAGCAGAAAAACTTCTCGTATACGGATCAAATCTATATTCCATGATATTTATTTTCTTATTTAATTAGGTTATTTTACTTTTTACTTACTTTTTAGCTGCTACTTTCTCAGCCTTTTTCTTGAATAGATTTCCCAAACTCTTTGCAATCTTAGAGTTCTTTGCTAGTCTGTAAAGGTGTCTGCCCATAGCGATCTCCTTACCAGTAGACTTATCTTTATGCTTAGCTAGCGTTAGATATGCACCGCCAGCTAGACCTACTCCAGCCGCAGCAAGTGCAGCTCTCTTCAGTCTCTTCTTTCTCCGAGCTCTTTTCTCAGCTTCCGTAAGCTCGTGGTCCGAAAACGATCTAGTTTCCGGAATATAAGTGTAATATGACATAACGTTATGTAAATTTATACTCCTTGTTGATATCTTTCCATTCTCTCACGTTCTCTGGCTTTTCTTTCGGCATCCTTTCTTAACCTGTCCTCGTGTTGATACCTATCGTCCATATTTCTTCTATATGATCTATGCATGATCGTACCAATCTTTCCTCCAGCAAAGGCCGTTCCAAGTGCCGCACCGCCAAGAGCAAGTCCTCCCCATTTTCCGTAGGTCTTCCACTTACCGTTCTTTAGGTGATTATGAAGGAGTGCAGCTCCAGCAGCAGCTCCTGCACCCATACCAAGAAGCCTAGCTTCCCTTCGTGACATGGTTCCCTGAGGACCACCTTCATAGTTGTACTTATATTCGTCTATCTTGTCTTTAGCATTCTCCTTGAAGACTTTATCTCCGTACTTTCCTGCTAAATGACCTAACGCTCCACCGAATGCAGCTCCAGAGGCAGCTCCCCATAGTTGTCCCGCTTTGCTTTTTCCATTGGAGTTTGCAACAATACCTCCAATAATAGCTCCGGCACCTATTCCTGCGCGTCTAAGACCCTTTATTCTCTTATTCTTATATTGAGGTGCATAGGGATCCTTTTCTACTCTACTTTTAAACAAAAAACCCATAATCTATATTTCTTATTTCATAGGGATTTCCGTCCTGAATCCCTCCTACCATTACTCTTTTCTCTGATTAGAGCTTCCTTTAGATACCTTTCATCCTTGATCTTATTGTGCCTATCGTATGCATAAATAGCTCCGGCTCCAGCAGCTAATCCTCCACCTAACCCCAGAAGAAGTGCAGCGGTGTTTGATATACCTTGCTTACGGTTTGCATTGGAAGATCCTTCTCCAGACAGAACAGCCTTTTTATAATTATTCTTAGCTATCTGATTCGATAGGTGAAGACCTAAGTTAGCAGATGCTCCAAGCATTATAGCCTTAACGGAATTCCTTGCAAAGTTCTCCTTCTCTATAGCTCTTAATCTATCTCCATCTTTACTGGAAAGTCCTTCTTTAAACTCCCTATCTTGAATCCTCATTCGATTCCTGATGGTACTTCCAAGTATGTATGAGCTAGCAGCAGCCCTACCTAGATCAGATGCAAAGTCGGAGTTAATCATGTGATCAGCAAGTGGCTTTGCTTTCGGTATTCCGGCGTCATTGTAGTCACCTTGAGTTCCTCTTAGTCCGAGAGCGCCTTTATAGGCTCCCATCAATCCACTGGTAGCACTAAGGCCAGCTCCTGCAAGCCTTATTTTATCCCCAATACCTATTCCGTCCCTATGGTACCTGTCTCCAAGTATTCTCTCCCTATCTGAGAGCTTACTTTTCTGTTCAAATGAAATCATAGTACCTTATAATCTATTAAGTTCATTTGAAACTCCTTCAGAGACTCTCCGAATACGTATTGAAGCATGGCCTTGTAGAATTTTTGCATATCTACCAGCCAAACTCCGTATAAAGTCTTTGGAATAAATCCCATGACAGACTCAGCTACTAGGACTTTTCTATACGTTATAGAGAGTTCTTCCGACGTATTCTTAACATCATCTCCAAACCTTGATAAGAAGTAGATTGTATTGAATGACCTACCCTTCTTTACTTCAGGAAGTACGTCCTTTATAAGTAAGTTAAGATCTTGAATGAATAGAAGTTTTAGCCTTAGAAGTTGACTATCTCTAAGTTCCCTTGATCTTATGAGTGTCTTATACCCATTTATTAACCTAACTATTTTAGAATATCTAGGCTGATCTGCTGTTATTAGTCTATCTCCTATTGAAGTCGATTCACTGAAATAACCTACATCCTCTCTATCATCACCAATAGATTGATCTACTTCTCTATCTACTATTTCTTTCTTAGTAGGTTCGTTGTCTGGAACTGATTCTATTATATCTGAGATAGGTCTTTGATTATCTCCTCCACTTATTAAGCCTCTAATGTCATGTGAGTCATCCTCATCTGAATGTTCATTAAGCCTATCGTGGATGTCAAGTACGATGTTTCCATCAGAACTATCTTCGTCAGCTACTCTCTCTTTTAGCTTTTTCTCAAGATCTTCCTTCTCTATCCTTTGCCCTTCCTCAGCAGAGATTATTTTTACCTCCTTACTCCCTATTCCATATATTTTTACAGCAGAGTAAAGATCTATTACGTCAGGAATACTAGATTTTCTACTGTATTCCCTACTTACGACATTGTTTGACTGATCAAAGGAGATTACTTCTCCTGTACAACTGAAGATCTTAGTCTGAAACTCTAAGTCACCGCCATATTGGGAATTATAGTCGCTGAATTGCTTTATCTGATCGTCTGTTGGCTTCAGATCTTCTGCAACTTCCGAGTATAGTTCGACATCACCTGCACCCTTAAAGGACGGATTCAGTGTAAAGTCAAAACCCTTTATCCTAACTATCCTCTCAGCAGTTCCTCTCTTAGACCACATGGCCTGTATCACTACAGAAACTGGGAGTCTAACCCCTGAGGATAGCATTCCTATCTCATTTATTATCCTATCCTTTCTCTCTCCAGCAAACAGATCTGGATCAAAGGTAGTTGCGTCAGCATATAGAAATTCGTCAAATGGCTTGAAATATAATTTCGTATAATAGTGGAGGGCGTTATTGTGAATTAGGACCTGATCATCCATCCCTACAAGTCCCTTGAGTTCAGGTTTCAATCTCCTATCTTTGTGTGATTCACCTCCAATACCTAATTTATTCTCTATGACTGTTCTATAGTCATCAGATTTAAGGTATTCCTCACAAGATCTTCTTGGTATATTACTTCCGTCAGCCGCAAATGATGTAGTATCAAATAATTTGACAGAAAATTCCAATTGTCTTCCCATGTAAATAAAAATTTTAGTGATATGTAGGGAGATTAGTCCCTACATACCTTAGAAAAATGGAAACTGAAAAGGTTGTGCCACCAGTTGCGTATGAAAAATAGAAAACAAAATTGTGAAAGTATCTATGGGAAGACACTTTAACTTCCCATAGACAAAATAGTAATTAGTGAGCTTGCTTAACCGTGAACTTTTGGATAAGTTCAGGGAAGATACACTTATTACTCTCCCAATAGTACGCACCAACGGCGAACTGAGTGGGGTTATTATAGTTAGACGTAGGTGGAGTCCATACCAGAGGCATGTAGATACCACGGACAACAGGAGCCATCTCACCACCAGAGGTTTTGTGAATAGCGTAACCTTCGTTATCGGGAATATCCGTATGACGAAGTACAGGACGACCATTGAAGAAACCTACAAGATCTGATACATAATGAGAGTCTCCGAGAGTGCTCGTCCACTTTCCAATTGCACTAAGATCCTTGAAGTTGTTAGCTACATTCTTACCTACAATATATGCAGTAGCCTCTACGGCCTTAGTCGTATTGTAGGCAAGGTCCGAGTCAACCTTATTGAACTCATTCGAGAAGTACATCAACCTTGAATCCAAGTCATTGAACGAACTGATGTCCGGGTTCGTGCTTGACATATCAATCTGATACGTATTTCCACGATAACCACGAACGATCTCTCCAACCTGCTTCTTATTGATCAGCTTCGTATAAAGCTCAGTCAGCTTCTGGCTGATTACCTGCCTAGGATCGTAGTTGTAAGACTTCTTCGAAGAAGCATACGACATAAGATCACCTTCAGCAACCAGCATGTCAGGCTCAGCATATACTTCAATATCCCGATGGTTCAGCTTGAACCTGTTGTTTCCAGGGTTGTTCAGCGTACCATACTCAGGATTTCCAGATACATCCTCACTAGCAGTGAGCACGTAAGTATCGCCAGTTACAGGAACAAATCCAGTTCCAAGCGTAAACTTGATAGCACCAGTTCCGTACTTAACGTTAACTGATCCGTCAGAGTTAGCTGCAAGTACGCCAGCGGGTGCAAGGAGCGTTCCCTGACCGTCATCCTTAATAACTACGGGGTTGTTAGGAGTGGTTGCATGGATCAAGTGAAGCTCTACAGAGCCCATGATCAACTTCTTATTCGTAGCTACACTGTACTCCTGAACACCACCGGGGTTAAGAGAGCTAGTCGTAGTGAACTTAGCTATAATTCCATCAAGGTTTTCCTTACCGATATTCGGAGAAACTACCCGATTATCGCTTACACCAAGAATATCGTCAACACCAATCAATGAGTGTGGATGCTCGCAAGATCTTTCAATTGAAAGGTATCCAGAGAACGACCTTACGTTACTTACCATAGATGCTTCGAAGTACTGGTTAGCGTTAACAAGAATGTTGTTTACACCAGAGAAATTCTTCGAATAATCATTAAAGTCTTCACACCTTCTGAATACATCAGAATATGTTTGTAGTCTGCTCATAGCATCCTCAACGCTGGACGAAGAGTCTACCAAGTTCTTTTTCCAAGACTTGCTATTAGCCCACTCGCTGAATGCTCTAGTTTCAGAGAATTTATTAATTCTAGCCATGTTAATATGTTTTAAGGTTCCCCTACTACTTCACATAGTAGGGGGTTTGTGTTTTTCTATAGTATGATTATATTGTTAGTCCAATCTAACCGTATTCAGGTACTCGATATTGCTAGAGGGGCTGCTAAATGATCTCGTGTCAACGTCAGAGTACAGCTGTTCGCCTTCACTCTCATCGTCGTCATCGTCATCTTCCCCACCTCTACCATAGGTTTCTACAGCCGTAGGATTACCATTCGTGAACTCTACTGATCCCATCGGAGTCGTGATAGAGTTCTTCACCATAGACTCTTCGTGAGAAACCGTAACTGAATCGTCGTCATCGTCATCATCGTCGTCGTCCTCATCATCGTCATCGTCTGAATCTCCACCTAGGACGCTGTTAGCTACACTATTTGCATAGTCTACCTTACTATCACCTTCCGTAGTATCAAATCCAGCTGCGTTCGCAACTCCGAGTTCGTCAGACGTATGATCAGCGAGAACCTTAACCTTCTTAGCAAGTTCCTCATCCGGATTCTCTTCCAAATCCTGAGCAGCCTTAGCTACTTCATCAGCATTGTTCTCAGCCTCGTCCAGCTCATCTTCCGAGTACATAAGGACAGCCATAGCGTCAGAGTAGTTTACGGTGTCACCATTAGCCTCTGCCTCCATGATGGCATCACGAAGCTCCTTCTGGTTAGGAGTAGCGTTCTCCTCCCAATCTTCCTTCTCCTCATCGGTCATGTCATCCGAGAAAGTTCTCGTAACGGTGGCCGTATTGGCATAGAAGATAGCGTCGTTTACATCTGAGAATGAAGCATCGTAGTAACCAGCATTAGCCATATCGACTGCATTCTGGATGATTTCAGTCTCAACGTCGCTAAACTGAGACATCATCTCCGTAAGCTCACCATCATCCAAGCCAGCTAGATAGTCCGTAAACGAACGATCATAAGGAGACTCTGGAGTGTTCAGATAAGCGATAACATCCGAGAACGTGGCCGTCTCACCGGTCTCCTCCTCATCCTCAAGAGCCTTCTGCATAGCCTCTTTCGTATCGTCATCAAGCTCTTCGATCTCTTCCGGATCAGCCACTTCAAGATAATCCCTTACAGGAGTCTCAGAGAGCTTCTGGTCCTCGATAGCTTCCTTCACAGCATCTGCCTCGTCAGAATAAAGCTGACACATATCGATGAGATCGGCCATGTCATGTCCACCATGAACCTCAGCAAGGTGAGAATATGACTTCAAGTACTCAGCTGTACTCTTTACTTGATCAGCAAGATCCTCAGAAGGGTTGTTGATCAGCTTATTGTAGTCACCCTCCAACTCGTTAGCCTTATCTTCGATAGAAGCTACTTCCTCATCAGAGAACGTGTACTGTCCGAATTGAAGGCTATTATCGTATGCGGCGGCCTCCTCAGGAGAATCGAAAGGACCGTACTTAAGTGAGAAAGTTTCGTTACCATCCTCATCTTCACCTTCGTCCTCTACAGCTGCATCTGGTTCGTCATCGTAGTTGGTAAGAATGTTATTACCGCTTCCATCAGGATCAGCAATAGTAACCTCACCATCATTGTTAATATCTTCAATAGCGACCTTTCCGTCACCAGCATGTGCAAGTACTAGATGATTGTCGCCGTCATTTATTTCGCTCTGACCGTTCTCTCTAGCTTCTTCAATGGCATCCATCAGCTCTTTTCTTTCGCTGTCTGAAGTCTCATCACTAAATATGCGGGTCATCAACAGAGTATCATTCATATTTTAGATATTTTATGTTAATTTACAATTTTAAACTTACTTCTTTGTACTTTGGGTTCAGCTTGATTCTTCTCCCCATACTCTACAGCCTTTGTCATAGAATAGTCTGGGTTCTCATCCGTCATATTCTTGGCCATAAATTTATTGAAATATCCCAGAAACTTTCCTGTTCCGTCAGATACAGCGTACTTCCGATGGAATTTCGAAAATACCTTTAAATCTCCAGAATTTCCTTCACTATTAAGGAATTTGCTATTGAAATCTTCTCTGGATAGCATTGTCCAGTTTGGATTGATCTTCAATAGTGGTCTTATCATTCGGATAGAGTTTATCGCACGAACTTTTCCTTCGTCGTCTATGAGGTAGAACTTCTTGTTGCTTATATAAACATTTCCATCATCCTCATACTTATCTAGCTTTATCCGAGATCCAGCGTCCTCCGCAAGCGTCTTTTCCCCATTCTCGGAATCAGTGATAACCACTTTCCCATTTCCAAGATTGTCTATCCTATACTGAGAAGTTTCGATTGAACCTTTCTCTCTTGCTTCCTGTATATCGTTTGCTATTTGATCAAGGACAGGAGTCTCCTGATTTTCCATAGCAGAGAATATCCTCTGAATTAGTCTATTCATTAGTATATCTATTTTATTTTTATCGGTAACTTCAACCAGAGGAATTATCTCTTAGTATCTTCTTTTTCTATCTTCTGAGAGAGTTCATAGAGCTTAGTAGTAAGATTCTCTATTGTTTTAATCTTATCAGATAGATCTTTTCTAAGAGATGCAAGCTCCTCACGGTATCCTTGAATCTGAAGCTCATACTCCTTCTTCTGATTGACGAGCTCAGCCTTATACTGATTTATCTGATCCTCATAGCTCTTTTTCTGCTCATCATGTATTCTATTCTGCTCTTCCAGTTCTTCCCTGTACTGACTTAATCTTGCATCGTACTCCTCGATCTTTGCCATGAAATCCTCTTCTTTTTTCTTAAAGAATCTTTCATGTTCCTCAGTGTACATGCCATACAATTGAGATACTTTTTGAGCAATGTCAGCGTCAACAGAATTAGCAGTAGACTCTTCCCTTCTGGCCTCCGCCTTTAGCTTTTGATTTACATATCTTTGGCCTAATATACCTACTATACCTCCACCAACTACGAAAGAGATGATAGACTGTATTAGAATTGGAACTACATCCATACTTTATTACCCTCCATTATAACCGGATTCACCAGACCCCTGTCCAGACATGAAACTATCAATAGTTTCCTCGGTGATGAGGTCTCTCAAGTCCGGGTCAATTGTCTTTATCTGATCCCTAGTATATTCCAACAATTTCTTAGCATCTATGTATCTAATCTCCGATGCAGATTGCTGGGCTATCATAAGGGCTTGCTGGATACCATTCATCAGCTGGGTTAGGATGTCGAGGTTGACCAAAGAGACGTTATAGTCAATGTCAGTCTTAGTAAATAGATTCACTTTGATCTCGTCGAGGTCAATGTCTCTATTATAAGTTTGGCGAATTATTTTCTTTGCTTCATATTTAAGGCTTTCAGTAATGTTCATCTTTATACTATGAATCTTACTATTAAGCCTTTGACTTGACTTAATGGCTTCCCACTTAGTCGTATCACCATTATACAATGCTCTAGGGATTCCATTATAAGTAAAGATGTTCTCTCTCTTCAGGTCCTGCATATTCTCAGCCTCAATTATCTTTTGAGATATTCTGCTGAGATCTATGTCAGACATGTTTCCGACTCCTCCATGATAATCAGGAATAACTTTTATGTTATTAGAGATCGAGTTCATTATGGAGTTTATGTCGAAATTAGCTCCGAGCACCATTGAGAGATCAGTGCTCTTATTTATCATGTTCTCGACGTTTATTGCAAACTTAATACCTTCATCTTTAGGGGTATTATTGTCGAGACTTATGGACATAATATATGGCTGGATAAGATCTTTTATGGAAATAAGAGATATAAGTTGTTCCTTTAAAAGATACTCCTTAATCTTAGCCATTATATTGTAGTATAGGGGAGTTCCTGCGTATAGTGAACTTGTCTTAATCAATGAGTAGTCCTTATCAGATCCGAAGATGTTATCGTTCTTCTTAGATACGTCATCGATAAGTGGCAAATCTGCCTGACCTATCCTGAAGATTGAATCTGGATTAACTACATACGGCTTTCCGTTAGTTCCTATTACAATGTGGGATTCTTCATCCCTTCCCCTAAACTTCGTTACTACACTGTTTGGATTCTCAAGATCATACTTCTTGAAAGTACCGTCTGATTCATTCCTGACTATCTTAATACAATAAGATCCATTATATATTATGGAACTTAAGTTTGCCTTTACCTCAGAAATTATGTCAAGGTACCTAAATATTTCATTTACTCCTGTCTGCAAGAGTTCTCTGTCAGCAACAGACTCCTCTATAGCTATCAAGTCATCAGTCGTATTGAAATATCCTACGAGATAGTCACTATAGATACTAATTATAGACTTAGTAATCTCGTTATTTTCATACATGGTCAACTCCCCGATCTTACCATAATACGCACTCAGGGTTTTAGAATTACCGTCTATAGAGTTTATTGATTTATCTCCTCCTGGTAATCCTGGCTGACCAAAAGAGCCACCCATTCCACTGCTATAGGATGGAAAGAGTCCTCCACCTATAACTCCTCCGGATACTGAAGACTGAAATGAGAATGATTTTAGTGATTCGATTAGTGAATTGAACATGATTATATATTAGAATAGCTTTATTCTACCGTCCTCGCAATAGTTATACGAAAAGACGGAGTTTACTCTAGTTTGAGTAAGATTTTCTATTTTATCTTCTTTTGTTAGTTTGAACTCAGAAGTAGACCCTCCGGACTTTACTATGACCTTAACATCATCCTCTCTTCCAAGATTCTCTCTTATAGAGTTAAGAATACTAACGAGAATGTCACTCGATCCAGATGGCTGTTCAAACTGAATAAGTCTGGTTCCAGATTCCGTATCTGAATGAGTCTTTGTTTCAGAGATAGCCTCTACAAGTCCAGGAAACACCTGAGGGATCAGGGTATCCATGAACTGATTGTAGTACTTCTGTAGGTTCTGTATATTTACTCTTGAGATCTGTCCACCACTTCCAAGTTGTGACAGGGATCTCTTATAGGCCAAAGAAAGATCTTTTGATACAGTAGCCATATCCTTGGATACAGTTCCCAGTCCAGTAAGTGCAATGAGCTGCTTACCACTCTTAAGCTCTGGCATAATATCGTTGAATACTGCCATGAGATCGTTCAGGAACATATTTCTTAGGTTAATAGCCTGAGTACGATTAGAAAGTATCTTTCTTCTGTTTTGAGTATAAAATCTCCTATAATCAAGGATAATATATCTGAATCTTTGTTTGATAGGCATTCCGCTTATCCGGACACGCTCTTTTATAGATGCAGCACTGAATCCTTTGTCTTCAATAACTACTGGTTCATCAGGTAGATTATCATCATAGGAGTATCCTGCTCCAACAGAGGTTAGATAAGATGTATCCAGAAGAGCATCCTTGTCTATGGTAGCCGTAGCATATCCTGAACTTGGATCAACTCGATAGTTGTAGATAAATTCGTCAGGATCTCCTTTAAGTCCACCAAGAGAAACAAGCCTTCTAATTCCCTTTATCATCTGAAGAACTGCACCTTCTTCATCCGTCTTATTAACATCCTTTAGTTTAAAGGTTATGTCTATAGTATCTGTCATATATTCTTATATAGAAGAAGGGCAGCCCGTGAAGACAAGCTGCCTTTCAATGAATTAATAATATTCGTCAAATTTAAGGGAAATCATTCCAAATCAGAAAAGTTTGTTATACATCTCCTGTATGGTGTTCTGTGGATTGTATGCAGCTCCAGAGAGACTTCCCATATCTGAGTACAACTTTGATATGTTTTTAGTAGACAACTGTCCTGCCTTATCTATATTCTGATATAAGTGGAATACTGCTCCAGACACGGCATCAGCGATGTCCTTAGAGTTATGTACTACTATGTTAGTTCCAGATACGCAGAAATTATGGTTCTCTGACTCTACCTCAATGTCATACACAGGGACTTTGAATCTTAGGGAGAAAACATCTCTGCCGGTAACTTCCGTATTAAAAGCCTTCTCTCCGAACCCTCTGCATACAGCTGTAGATCTCATCTTAAACTTATCTGCATTAAGATATCCATCACTTGTTAGTATCTGATGGTCACGAGTACAGGTAACTTCGAATCCGCTACCAAACCTAAGAGTTATCAGTTCAGACTCTTCTTTAGTCTTCCATACTTTTTTGATCTTAGATCTCTCAAACTCTTTTGTAGACTCATTGTAGGTCATTATCTCGTAGTCGGAGTATGAGTCTACCAAGTCTTTTATCTTGACAAGTCTCTCCTTGTTGTACTTATCTATTACAAGTACTAAGGTGTTACCTACAAAGCATCCATTCTTTGGGTGATCTACCTTATTATTTTGTCTTTTCAATTCCTTAAGTTCTTTTAGTAGTAGTTTATTGTTAGGTAGTGATATTAGCCCATTATTGGCTAACATCTTGAAGTATATGTATGCCTCATCTGTCTTATCAACAGAAATCTTTTTGGCAGTAATTCCTTCTCTTTTTAGGTCCTGAATGAGTTGTGCGGACCCAAATTGGTCAGCTGAGAATCCCCCTATCTGAAATCTCTCGTTGAGATCCATTACAAACTCATATAGGTGATAGATTGGTGTCTCTGACCCCTCGTATCTATTTATCCCAACCGCAAGTGGTATGATCAGTCTTGGCTGCTTCAGGTTCTTGCTAAAATTGTAAGTTTTCCAAGAATCAAAGTAGGCTATGGCCAATCCGGTATTATCGCCAGTTATTCCGACGTCATACCTAATGTAGATTATCTTATCCTCTGGGATAGAGTCTATCGTCCTACTGAACCTATAGATTAATTTATCCATCTTATCGTAGAAGTCAAACTTAACTACATCTGGACTATTTTGAGGAAGATTGAAACATCTTTCCAAATTCGTTGTATTGAGGAAGAGCTTGTCTGACGAAGTAGTACTTATACCTGCAAGATCTTGGAGAGCCTTCTCTAGACCGAATCTAAAGTTACTCTCAAGTTCTTTAGGAACATCTATGACCCTATCAGGATCCATCTCATCAGTTAAAACATTATAGCTATCTATAATGAAAGGGGAATGTATACTGTCCCCAGTGTATACTTTGAACCATCCTTCACGTCCATACTGATTAAGCCCCTCTCTTACTTTCCACTGATTAGTGCTTATGGTGATGACCTGATCACCGAACGGATTGTTCTCTATGAATTCCTCCGCTATACTGTCATCCTCTCTTGAAGAAGTATCAAGAATTATGTTTCCAAAGTAAGGTCTTACGAATCTGAATCGAGAGTCCCATCTTTTGAATCCACTATCCAGTTTTTCATAAGCTGCTTTCTTCTCTACGAAGTTAATCTCAGAAAAGTTATAGAACAGTACGTCAGATCCAATAGTTGCATTTGTTCTAGTACTATCAGCAACCTGCTCTATCCACTTCATTCTACCAGACTCCTTACATTCACGAAAGAATGGTGATAGTTCAGATTCCCACTCTCTCAAGGTAAGAAGGAAGTCGGTCTCTGCTAGATCTGCTTTCTTATGAAAGAATGCAAACTTAATGTTCTTACCTGGAGTTCTACCAAATGTTTTGTCAATGTCGTCTAGAAATAAAATCCTACACTTCATATACTCTGCCATTACTTTGGCTATGGTAGATTTTCCAGTTCCAACACCACCCTTGAATACTACGATAGGGTACCTGGTATGGATGGCTGTAGGATATATTAGCCTAAGTTTTTCTCTCCAGAATGGAAACAAAGTCTTTCCGATCTTACCAAGATAGTAATCGTCATCCAAGAATTGATCTATCGTTGGGGGAATGCTCTTGTATCCAATAAATTTCGAAAGTATTTCTATTTTCGAATCATCAGACATGTTTTCAATTTCGTTCATCGCCTGAACCCTCTTGAACTCTTCTATGTCTGACAATGGTTTGTTTTCAGTATCAGTTTCGGTCATTTTTCTAATTGATTTTTTTCTAAAGTAAAGATTTATTATATATCTTAAGGTACTCCATATATCCGGACCTACGACCAATGTACCCTGATCCACTATGAGCTGTCTGTTCTCCAATGAGTACTTCGTACTCTCTTATCTCACCATGATTCGAATAGTTATCCACATTCTTATTGGAATTTGTACCATCCAAAAAAGTATTTACACGAAAGGTATTCATATCGATAATTATCTCGTGAAATATGTTATCACTTGGTATAGTCCCAAGAATTGAATACGTTGTCCAAGTGTTATTTGTAGTAAAACACACTTGACCATTGTAGGAGAAAAGTGTTGCCGGAACGTTATGGTCAGACGCCCTACAAGATCCAAAGAAGAACGACTGACCAGTGACATTATTTAGATTAACCTTAGTTTCTACTCTAAGGTTTCCATCTATCCATGCCTTCCTTATCCTGTGTGTCCTCTCTATCTTGAAAGCCCCTGAATTCAGATCTATGCACTTAACTCCAAACTTATCTACAACTTGTGGATTTCTTATCTTTGTTAGAGTATGGTTTCCAGTGAGATCTTTTATCTCATTGTTTTCTATTCCAAGATGAAATATCAGACCATCATCGTCAGATTGTGGTTTCGCCCCCCCCCTATATTAATAATATGAATCATTGTATATTCTAAAATAATCTAAATATCCGAACTTATGTCCAGCTGGCCCCAGGTTTGAAGACTGATCCCCGATCAGTACATCATAGTCCCTAACTACTCCATGATTCGAATAGTTATCTAGTCCGCTAGTAACTAAGGAACCATTGAAATAGATGTCAATATTGAAATTTCTCATTATAATCTCAAGTGAGTTCCATTTTCCATTAACTACTCCAGTTTTTATAGTTGTCATAGTATCCCAATTCGTATTATATACGAAATACATGTTACTAGATCCTCCTGGGAAGTATGAGTAAATGGTCATCGGACAATTCTTGTCTCCTCCATAACATGATCCAAAGATGATGTTTTGTGTAGTAGGTTGATAGATAGCGAATCTGCATTGTACCCTCAAATTTCCTCCTATCCATGCTTTTCTAATCTCATGTGGTTTGTCTATTTTTATAGCTCCTTCATGGATATTTACGCACCTTACTCCATCATAGGTATCCTGGCTAACAGTTCTGAGAAAAGACACTGGACTTGTATTTGACCTATCTCTTACTACTCCGTCAGAGTCTACTCCAACGTCTAGAATGAGTTTAGAGGGAGAGGAAGCGTTTACTTCCTGCCCCCCCCCCATCACATGAACTCCTTTGCTCATAGTTGATATGATACTAATAGATTTATGTCTTTAGTTGGCTTCTTCTTAGCGTAAATAGTAACAGTATTAACTGTAGTATCTCCACTAGGAGAAGGTTCTATCTTATTCCACTCTAAAACACTGTCAGAAGAACAACTTACCCATACCGTACCATCTGGAGTCATTCCATTTATGGTGATGCTGTACTTGAACTTGTAAGTCTGATCAGTGTGATCTGCCCAGTTTGAAACATTCAAAGCTATTGACTGATTTGAGATAAGATTTGGGTGCGCCTTTGGATCGTTCTTGTGAGAAGCAAGATCATCAGCTATCGGTTTTATCTTATTCTGATCTATCTCAGTCTTATTGTAATAGTTCGTATTGAGGAAGGACTGTATATCTGTAATATCCGAACCTATCTTTCTCCATCCAAGATCATATCCCCAATACCAAGCAGATCTAACATAAACTTGACTAGATCCAGAGATTTCGCCATTATCATACAAAAGATATATCTTGTCTTTCTTTATATCTGATCCACTTGGAAGAGATTTAGTCAAGACAAATGGATTAGCTTCGATCGTACTCTTTATCTCTACAGTTCCATCACCTTTAATATCTATATTTATTCCATCTTTTGCTACTAACTTATTCAGTTTTACCGTAATATTAGATAGAGTTGATATAAGATTTTGTATGTATGGATGTGCAGATGCATCCGAGTTATGACTATTGAAGCTATTTGATACGTATCCAGTAGTAGCTAAGTCAGTTGGCTTATTTGCTATGTCTGTATCCCAGTTAGCTTGGTCCTTATAAGCTAGTCTACTAAGTTTTCCAAAGTAATTCTCTATCTTACCAAAAAGAGTGGGTAGAGTTTCACCTGAGATAATGTTGCTGTTGTCAGTAGCCTTAGTAAAGTTAACTGTAGTGGTATTCAAGTCTGGAGTAGTTCCTTTTGGTCCTTGGACTCCTTGAGGTCCGATTGGTCCTGTAGGTCCGGCCATACCAACGGGCCCTACTCCTCCTGGGTCTCCCTTTTGTCCTGAAGCTCCTTGAGATCCTTTCTCTCCTTTTGTTCCCTGAATACCTTGAGGTCCATTCGCAGGGCCTTGGATTCCTTGATCACCTTTTTCTCCCTTCGTACCTTGAACTCCTTGGATTCCTTGAAGACCTTGTAGTCCTTGTATCCCTTGGATTCCCTGTACACCCTGTACACCCTGAATTCCTTGCAATCCTTGAGCTCCAGTCCATCCAATTTCTCCTTGAGTACCCTGAGTACCTTGAGTTCCCTGAATTCCCTGTAAGCCCTGCAATCCTTGAAGTCCTTGAGTACCTTGAGGTCCTACCTTACCTTGTAGTCCTTGAAGTCCCTGTGGTCCTTGGACGCCTTGAAGTCCTCTTACTGTAGGGATGATTAGCTTGTTTGTTGCCGGATCTATCGATAGAGTCTCACCCGTATCCATCTCAAAAATAGCGGGGAGACCGATCGTTTCCGGACCGATCTCCACCAACGTTTCACTTAGTCCTGAATACCTTTTCTCTACCGAAGATCCACCTTTCTTCAGCTTTACAACTAGCTCAGAATTTACTCTCTTAGCTACTCCCTGAAGATAGGCATTTTTAATTTGGTTGTTGTGTAGGTTTAGGTCACTTAAAATAGGTATTTCAGTTGTAGCCATACTTTTAAGTGATCGTTATTTTTATTTGTTGTCTCCTGACTTTTGGTTTTGATTCTGATTGCTGTTATTCGAACCAGATCCCTTAATACCAATCTTCAGATATTCTTTCATTCCTGATTGAACTGACTTCTCTCCAGCTCCCATTAGATCCTCAAGAAGTTGCTTGAAATCAAAAATATTTCTGGACTTATTCCTAACGTATACTCTAACTTCCCTAGAAGTCTTGAAGTGTTCATCAGGAATTGGTTGTTCACCATTATTGAACTTTTGAACAGCAGCTTCTTCAGCGGATGAAGAGATCTCCTTCATAAGAGACTGATCACTGAAGGTTTTTATTGAGAATAGCTTCTTACCTTCTGATACTCTCTGTAGCTTGAAGATCGTTCCCTGAATGTCAGTAGCTATCTCATCTATGATTGATCCATACATCGAGTTCTCTTGAGTGGCTTTCACAGAACTGCAAAGCTCAAGAAGATTGCTCAGATAGTTCTGAGGATCCATTCCTTCAGGATTTACAATAGACTCGAATCTAGCCTGAGGATTGTCCTTAAGATATACTGAAGCCAGTTTGTAGACTTGTTCAGGTAACTTATCGTAAAATTCCTTCAGTACAAGATGATCTGTATAGTCAGATGAGAAAATCTGATAGAGATTACAGATAGCAGGTGCATATGCAAGAGTTCCTATCAACGTATCCATTGATGGAACGTTGTTTACTACGTTAAAAGCAAAGTTATAGGGACTTGGCTGTGGCATTTGATCTGGAGACATTCCTTCAGGCATTCCTTGCTGTTGAGGATCTCCTCCCATCATATCGGTCTGAACAGGTCCTTGAGGTCCTGCTTGAGCCTGCATCTGTTGCATTTGGTCTTGAGGTACGATAGGAGCACTCGATCCACCATCTTCGTCAGAGAATCTCTTATCTCCTGCAAGGCTCTTCTTTAATATTCCTATAAGCTCTCCGTAATTTCTTCCTCTCTTGTGGTCTTTCAGGATTCCATCTACTACCTTATTAGTCTTCTCTTCTGAATAGTCATCTCCATGAGCTTGCATCATAATATTATGAGCATAGCTTCTGAACTGCTGATCATTCTCAATGTCTCCAGCACTGAAGGTTCTATTTACCTGTTCAGTGAGTTGAGTCTGCTTGAAGACATGAGCTTTCTTACCTTTTATAATAACAACTACGGGAGTAGGATAAGAAGTAGATACGCTCACTCCTATTCTGATTTCTCCTTCCTTATATTCTACCTTATCTCCACTCAGTGTTCCAACATAGATACCATCCTTAGTATCTGACATGATTGGAGAAGAAACCCAAGGATCTACTGAGAAGTAGAAAGGATTATCGCTCCATCCTTGAATAAAGTCATCTCTCTCAACTACCAGTGGAGCACTTGGATTCAAACTTCCATTGTTAGACTGTCTCCTTCCAGGGGCAGGTTTTCCATCTATTCCTGATATGATAGAAGTATCTTTTGAAAGAGGAATAGTATCTTCTCTTACTACTTGGTTATCAGCAAAAGCTCTTGTCCTAAGAGTCTTTCTTCTCCTCCTTAGTATATCGTCAAAATTTGCATTCATATATTCACTTGTACCTGCGTTGATTTCATTTACTCCTGAAAATCTTCGCAGTATTTTGTTTTTAGCTTCCATTAAAATACTTCTTTGGTAAATTCAGCTTTCACATAATCACTGAAAGTCTTATCTCTCTTCTTATCAGCTTCCCCTATTTCCTTGACTAACGTTTTGTAGTCTTCATCAAATGCAGGGGAGAAGTGATACTTCGTCCTAGCTTTATTTACTACTTCAACTCTCTCCTGAGATAATTTATCTAGTTTATCCTTTATCTCCCAAGTATCTTTCTCAGTAAGATTCTTCTTTATATAAACTGATAGGAACTCTCTAAGTTGACCTTTCTCTCTGGTAGTTTTCCATCCATAGTATCCATCCATAGATTGAAACTCTATCGTTTTAGTATTAAAGTCAAAATTTCCATTTGCATCCTCAGGATAGACTCTAATTACACAGAAATACTCCATATATAGTTCAATTTATTTTATATTTTACTTGATTCTTGTTAGGTTATTCTCTCATTCATATATAAGGGTGAATAGTTTAAGTTCACTGAATGAAAATATGAATTAGATTGGAACTGTCAAGATGTCAGTGTAATCTTTTATAGATATTTAACTATATTGGGACCAAAAAAAAATATCTTCTCACTGCAATGAGTAAGAAAATAAATAGATTTTAACTGCATGCTCTTGGGGGAAAAATTCTAGAAAAACTAATAAAAGAAAAATCTTAAGAGAATCATCGAGGCTTGCACATGCGCACTCACACTCGCGCGGTTATTGCGCGTGGCGCTCAGTGTGCAGGGGCGGGAGCGTACGTACGACTACGCGCGCGCGTTATAAGCGCTATAGTATATCTCTGGATCTCTCCGTCTCGGTTTGTGTCTTTGTTGCCACAAAGCCTCGCCTACGAGATTTATCAGGGGGTTGTAGAGGGGATCAGCGCTCGATTGTTTTAGGCCAAGTAGTCCCGATCGAGTACAGCTACGCAGAGTAAATTGGCTCTCTTTGTTTAGTCTCTTTTCTCTTCTCCTTTTCTTTTGTCAAACTTTTCTTTTCGTCGTCTCTATTTCTCCCTTTTTTCTCTGTCCAAGTCCATTTTAACAAAATTTTAACATATTTTGGGTCAAGTTACGAGCGGGAACAAAAGTCTCTCCGAAAAATTTGACAAAATTCTACACCAACAAGGGTGTGTGCCCTGAATCTTATATATGGGGATGTAACTGGCTGATTATCAATACACTTCAAAAATAAACCTCTGGCAGTAACAAAATCCCCCAAGAAATCGACGATTTTGGCCTTTTCGTGATGACGCATTTTAAAGCCTCTATTTTCGACGATCTCATGTCGAGTGATACTCCTTATCCACTTTTGATAGAAAATGCAACAGAGAGCCTCTAAGTGGCCTTAAACGCGATGATATGAGTCATTGTCGATGCTTCTGGCCAACTGTGCGTGCAGTGTGTGCAAGAGCGTGAGGTGTGGGCAAGCATGTGCATGTACACTCGCGTTCCAAATATCGTGCCATTATATTTTATTAACACTAGGGATTTTAATGATCGTTAATTCCAAACCCCACTACGAGTCCAATTATGTCAGTCAGAATTAAGTACATGATCTACTAATTGAAGACAAAAAAAAAGAAGCTATGAGGACTTTTACATCCCCATAACTTCAGTATTAAATAGTCTACCTCCGCAAGTACATCTTGAATTTGGATTTGTTTTCTCTATGGTATTTCCTTGGGATAACCTACGTCCCAAACCATCATCAAGTTCTACGATATATCCACATCTATCGCATCTTCTAACTGTGTCTTTCATTTGAATGTCTATTAAATATCTATCTCTAATTCTATCGGAACATGGTCCGAGTACCTTATGTCGTCTCTTATCTCTGATCTAGTTACCTTATCTATTATGTTTTCTGAGACTAATGAGTAATCTATTCTCCACCCTCTGTTGTTCGAGTACGAGTCATTACTGTAACTGAACCAGCTGAATGTCTTTTGCTCTGGATGAAGGTGTCTGAAACTATCTATCAGTTTACCACTGGATAAATAAGACTCCATATCATTTCTCTCATAGTCCTTAAGTCCTGGCATAGTATTCCTATCCAAGTCCAAGTTGTAACAGTAGTCCAGCTGTGTTCTGACGACATTGAGATCTCCCATTATGACCAGCGGCTTACTGTCCATACTATCAGTTAGTTCCTTGAATTGTCCGTTCCAGAACTGTCTCAGTACGTCCTTATTTCCAGAATTAAGTGTATATACAGTAATGAAGTTAAACGTATCAAATTCTAAGTGAATTATCCTCCCACTTCCATAAGTATCTTCAAGAGTTGGAGTATCTGACTTAACTACACGACTTAATAGTTCTCTCCTTAGTAAAATACCTACTCCAGCATATCCCTTTTTGAACTTGTTCTCACAGTGATACCTTACATACTTAGGAGTATATTCGTCCGTATACTTACCGAATCTATCTCTATTAGCCTTCGTCTCTTGAAAGCATAAAAGATCGGGATTAAGAGTCCCCATAAGAACTCCTAACCCCCCTTTCTCGCAAAATGCTTTTATACCGTTTACATTGATGCTTGCTAATCTCATATCAGTTAAATAGCATCTTGTAGTTCCTAACGAACTCGTTCAATGTCTTGTCTTGTGGATATGTATCTTTTATCTTCGTCAGTAGTAAATAAATATCCGTTGACTCATTTATATCAAGTAAGATTCCTTCTCTTTTTCCAAGTTCTCCGTGTATAAGTACCATAATTTTATGTATTATTTCTTGTTTTTGTTAGTGCGTAGTCGTATACTCTTACGTGATGTAGGTATACCGGCCACCTTATCCCAGCTGGTCTTGTTGGGGAGTTAAACTCTTCAATTCTGCCCCCTATTCTTAGTGGCTGATTAGAAATAGTTCCACTCATTATATTAAACGTACCTCTAAAGTCGAAGTTACTACGGTATGTATTTTCTTTACCAAGAATTACTCTACCACCTCCCTCTATGCAGTACATAGCAGTCTCCCAATTATTTACGGAGTGTTGATATACGCAATTATTTCTTTCTCCTGTCGATCTACTCACGGCTGAAAGATATGTTCCACCAACGAACCATCCAACCGATCCAGGGTTATCGTTTGATCCGTTATTCGTGCATCCCCAACATACAGAGTTATTTGATCCCGATAATGTTTTATGAAACCACTCTACAGTACATGGTTTCCTATTATTCCAACGATCTTCCCACCAGGGCTTGAAACTATCCAATCTTATGCATCCAGCCCTCATATCCATGCAGTCCCCGTAAGTTCCGTCGTACACTATCGGAATGTTATCTACTATTTGTATTTCATAGTTTCCAGTAACATCTTTTATCTGTCCATTTTCTACTCTAATATCTAAAACAACTCCAACGCTGTTTTGATCTTTTTCCCCTTCTATGCTGTATACGTGTACCATTAGAATACTTTTATTACGTAATGATAATCTCCTGAAGATGATACATGATATGTCTTCTCTGTAGGCTCATATACACAAGGAGGATTATTTGGAAGATTTAAGTTTAATGATTTATGTGCCCACTTATCTAACTTTACGTCATAAGTTTGACTATTAGTAGCGCCAAGTAGATTGACTTTTTCGCAAGATGGATCATTATACAGTATTTGCGGGTTTGATGTATCTACGATTTGATTTTGTAAGGATGATATTGTGTTCGTAATTACGTCAAACTTACAAAATCCCCTAGACGGAGCACATCCAACTATGTAGATATTATTATCAAATACATATGTTGAAGATAAAATTCTACTACTCTGGAAGGGAACATTTACTATATGGATTAGTTTATTCTGATTAATATCTACCTTGTATACTCCATGAGTATTTCCAGATATTTTGCATACCATGTAGATGCTACTTCCCCCTACTACACTGTAATCGAATTCCTGAGAGGGAGTAGGAATTGTACTTGATACTACCTGTAGATTAAAATTAGTACTAATATCTGAGACATTACATCTCCTTATAATTACTCCACTTAGTCCTGATACTATGTATAAATAATCTCCGATTACTGCTAAACACTGATTACCTCCGTTCGTCTTTGTGCCTAGAGATGTGTATGTTCTACCTACAGTATCATACTTGAATGCGTTTCCGGATGTATCTATCATATACTGTACTCCCTTGTATGACACTCCTGATCCACTACTAACAATAGAATTATCAACCGCTACATAGTATCCACCAATAAGTGGATTAAGCCTATTATCTAATACTTCAGATGACCCTCCTCTACCACTTGAGACATTAACTAGAACACTCATCTCGGATTTCTTTTATTCTTTTGTATGTCTTAGTCACACCTTCTATTAGGCTATCGAGTCCATTATAAAGAACACTTTTTCTATTTCCAAGTAAAATAACCAGTTCCATAAACCTTCCTAATCCGATGTCACTTATCGCATCCTTCGTATCCTTATTACTTATATTCATCTATTTAAATCTATTGTAGTCAAGGGAAGATACTCCAAATTTAATTATGGCATAGTCATAATCCCCCGGCTTGTAAAACTTCTTCAAATTTATCTCTAATATGTGAGAGTCATTTATCTTGCATGCATCCGATATAACGTCCTGAGTGATCTTGTGAACATTGTCCAAGTCTCTACTCCAGTAATTATTCTTGAATAAATAATATATGGTGAGATAATATATCTCACCATACGTTATCCAAGGACAATTCTTTACAGGATCTGCAAATATGAGTTGCTGCTTCAACTGACTCTTGAACCTAACTGTCCACGGATTATCATAAACAGTCTTAGTTCTCGTATTCATGCCATGAGCCGTATTTATAGATACCAACTCATCGCACTTAATCACCATCTCTAACCACTTCTCATCATTATCGAAATTGAAGGACGCTGTTGATATCCAGTCGCTAACATTACTCATATTATTCAGTAATTTTAATTCAGACTTACTCCAGCCAAATATTTGAGAGATTTTTCCAGATTATCCTCAAAATTCGGTCTTAGCTCTTCCGGAACCTCAATAACCTTATCACTCAACTCATCAGTAATTGGATGACTATCGTCAACTATGAACGGAGGATTAACTTCGTCTCCGGTATACACCTTAAACCATCCTTTATTACCATAAAGTCCTGAATCTTCCCTGACATTCCACTGATTAGTGTTTACCACGAGAACCTTATCTCCAAAAATCTCCTGAATCTTTTCTACAACACAATCACATTCAGACGATGTAGCATCAATCACAAAACCGCCAAAGTACTTACTAATTGATCCGAATTTCGATTTCCATTTATTCGCCTCACTAAGCAGCCTTTCACATGCAGTTTTATCCTTCGAAAAGTCCATTTCAGAGAAACTGTAGAACAGAGCAGGATCAGAATTCAATTCTCCAACGTACATTCCTCCGGTAATCTGATTAATGAGATTTTCCTTTCCACTCTCCTTCATTTTATTGAAGAATGGGGATGAATCTTCCCACTCATCGATCACGTCAGAGAAACACTCTTTTGCGAGACTAGATAGCCTGTTTATATATTTAAACTCAATACTATCTCCAGAAGTAATTCCTAGGACTTGATTAGGATCAGACAAGGACAGTATCCTGCACTTGTTATACTCTGCTATGATCCTAGCAACAGTGGTCTTTCCAGTTCCATATCCTCCCTTCAAGACAACTACTGGATACCTAGTTTCAATTTGGTTAGGGAAGATTTCCTTAAGTTTCTCTGCCCAGAACGGGAACAGATGCTCGTAGAAAATTCTCTTTAAATACTCCTCCCCATTCAAAAACTGTCCTATCGTTGGAGGTGTAACTTCATATCCAACTACTGGACATATTCATTTCTTTCCATATTCTTTTCCATTATTCCATTATAACTTTCCACCCATTTACGTAGTCTTCAAGACTAGATCTGTCAATCTCTTCGAAAATAGGCATTGCTTCAGTGCATTGTTCCATTATTTTTTGTTTTCTATTAGAGTGTCCTTGAATTTGTTTACTATCTCTGTACCGGCTCTCCCTTCCTTCTCCTCGTATTCAGCGTACGAATATACATAAGATCTTTCTACATTACTATACCTATCGTAGAAATCTTTTGATGGTACATAGAAGAGCCCCTCATTCGTCCTAATCCAATAACATCTTCCAGGCTCTCCTCTACGGCTCTTTGCTATGTTTATAGTTCCACAGGGGACTCTAGAAAATGAAGCGTCCTTATCTGGCTTCTTACCAAGAGTAATTACTAAGTCAGCTACTTGATACTTTCTTCCACTTTCTGCAAGAGCCTCCATAGGAATAAGCTCAGAGCTTGCATAGCTAGTCTTAATCTGAGAAGCTATGAACACTAGCTTTCCCTTATTGGAGATCTTTGTCATATTGTCATAGATGAGTCCTCCCTTATTGTACATAGACTCCTCATCACTTGCTCCTTGGAAGTTACTGTCATAGTCTACCATGAATATGTCAAACTCGTCAACCCTACTCATAATAGCCTCAATATATTGCTCAGAGGTTATTGAATTGGCCGGAAGTATGGTTATGTTTAGGTTGCTATAGTGGCTCCTATACTTTTCCAGATTTCCCAAGACGTCATTCTCTATCTCCCTCTTTGACTTCCTTTCCAACTGACACATGGCTCTCACCATGATGTCATCCTCTTGAAGGTCTCCAAGTACTAAGTAGTGAACCCTCTTTCCTTGAGTTATAAAATTAGTAGCCTCAGACATAAGAAAGAGGCTTTTACCAGTGGCAGGGGCTCCAGCTACAACAACTACTGCTCCACCTGGATACCCCCCACCAGTAAATGAATTGTTTATTACGTCATACCTACTCTTTGCGCTAGATAGAAGTTTACGGGCAACAATGTCTGTCAAATCTACCTCAGATCCCTTTAGAATAACGAAGTTATCTGCGTAACTCGTTTTATACTCAAATTTCTTCGCTTCTTCTAGATACTTGATCATACTGTCAGGATGTTTTGATCTACAATAACTATCTATTCCCAAATAACAAATCTCTTTTAAATTCTCTACGAATGGCTTTGACTGGGTGATGTCATAATCCTGAAATTCCTTTATTTTAGAGTATATTTCTATGGCCTCATCTAAAGTCTTACCATCGCTCTGTAGAGTCAGTAAGAATCTAGCCTCTGTTAGGTCTTTATAAGGATACTCTTCAATTAGATTGATTAGTCTTGTAATTAAGGTATTCTTTCCATACAGGAACTTAGATCTATAGTACATCTTTACTAAGGAGATATTCATCTTAGCCTCACTAAAGACGAACCTATTAAACATTCCGTACAAAAGAGTAGTGTTAGTAAACTCCATATTATATTGATAGTTTAGCTATGTTCTTGATTTTTTCCACTTGATTATTCTGGATCTCATTGATCCCATATTTTGCCTTGATGTATTTCTTTACTTCATTTATTTTTTCGTCGTCACTTCCTCCTACCGAATTAAAATAGGAGGCTGCATCACCAAAGACTGCATCTAGTCCATATTCAGTCAGTTTATCTCCATTCTTTACTTTATGTAGAACATTAGTTTGTATTGGTGTGTAGGTTATTAGACGAATCTTTCCAGGTATAGATTCTTTCATCTTCCTCAATCACTTTTAAATCGCTGTCTCCGTAGTATTCTTTTATCAGCTTGATCCTCTTAAAGAGATCTGCTGAATAAATCGGAGCTTTTCTAGCTGGGAAGATATTGTAAACTTCAAATTCTTTAGATCTAGTAGCTCGTCCAATTGCTTGGAAGACCACATTCGCAGACTTGGAGTATAGGGTTATGATCTTATTGAGTGATGGAAAGTCTAATGAGTTGTAAGATGACTTCGTTCCGATAATAAGTCTGATTTTTCCAGACTCAATCTCTTCTCTGGCTTCATCTAACTTCATCTCCCTTAATTTCTCACCATTCTCAAACACTTCAAAACCTCGACTACTAATACACATTACTGTATATCCGGGCTTACGGAAGTAGTTCTTTATCCAATGATCTATGACAGTAAGCCTTGGCATTGGAATGTATATGAGATCCTTACTAAAGCATATACTCTGTAATAGAGTACAAAGTCCTTTATCAGTAAACAAGTCATAAACTATCTCAGAGTAGTCGTAGTAACCTTCAGTATCATCTAACCAGTCGAAATTTAGAGTAGACTTTACATGTACCATCTTTACTGAGAACTTATCTGGCTTAGAGTATACTGATGTGAACGAGTAGAATCCAATAAGGTCTTTGTTTCTTCCAATAAGATCAATGTATTTCTTCCATTCTTTGTTATTCCGCATGGCATCCATACCATCATCCACTCTTAAGGGAAGAGCTTCCTTCTTATCAGTAGTAGCAGAGAACCCATATATGTACTCTACTCCTGACATACACTGTGTAAGGTGAGTCTTAAAAGTATCTGTCACACAGTTTTCAACCTCGTCTGCAAGTATCCACTTTACGTTCTTCCAATAGTCATTGTTTTTATCGTATTTCTTAGACCTTAGGAATCCATTGATATTTAATATGTTTATATTCGAATCGTAGTCGAACTTCTTGATGTCTTTTCCAAACAAGGACTTTACTCTGCTGATAACTGTACCTTTCGATAAGTCACTGGCAGTAACAATCAGGAGATTTTCTCCTCTTTTGTTAGCTATCCAATCACTGATCGTAGCAATTATCTCTGTTTTACCGTAAGACGTATAACACTGAAACAGCCCTCTCTTGCTCTTAAGGAGATCATTTAAGTCATTATTCTGAGTCTTTGTTAGATTATTAAAATAGAATCTTGGGAAGTCTGTCTTAAAATAACTATCCAATATCTTGATTGACTCCTCATTCATTCCATTACGGAAGACCTCCAATATAAAAGGGGCAAAGCCAGATCTGAATACGAACTCATTGTCTGACCTTATCCTCTCGAACAAATAATCCTCAGTTTTTTCAGATACGAACCTCTTTGTCCAGTACTGATACTTTACTGATTCCTTGAAGAATTTGAATCTACCTTTTTCGTGCAGTGGAAGTTTTATTACGAACCTCCACTGACTAATCTTCTCTACTTGATAAAACTCCATTATTGATTAATTTATTGGATTCCCTTAGTCTTCTCTGAATCCTCCATCCTCCTGTATATCTCCATCAGTATCAATGCTTCAATATCCGAGAATTGTGGTTTATCAGAGTTAGTAGAGAACCCTCTATAGTTAGCTATGAAATTAGTTAATCTATTTTTATTGATTAGGTTCAATGTCTTGTCACTGTTTTCTAGTACAAGAAGTGCTGCGTAAAATACAATCTTCCTATTTCCAACGTTATCGTTCAATCTATTTATTACGTATTCCCTGAATCCATCGTATCCACCACAGATAGTTACGTGACTAGAGAATCCTGCGCTCAAAATCGGCGTAAAGTTAGGAAAAGATGTCAACTTAATGTAGAAGGCTGACATCTTGAAGAGTATTTTCCTGAAGAAGGCTGAGAAAGAATTTACGTGAGTAAGTCCTGTCAGTCTCTTCAGTGTGTATATCATACCTGCTGAGTAGAAGATATTCGATGAGTTCAGTTTCACAGGAACTTTCATCCTGAATCCCTTGTCCCTAAGATTCCTCTTAGCCATATTCATAGTCTCACCTATTTCAGGTTCAACATCTTCTTTGACCGTCTTCTGACTGTTGTAAAGAATCTTGCTAAGATATGGATTATAGACTGAACACTTGTTTCCAACAATAAAGTATAGGATGTCAAGTACGACCTTCGTATACTCTCTATACTGAGGGTATTTCATATAAAGGTACGTAAGTGGGCAGATCAGAATCCTGTACTGCATCAATTCAACGAACTCTGACCTATTAGGATCTTCATCCACCTTCTCTACATTAGATGAGTAATTACTTACTATTCTATTGGTAAAGAACATGTCTTTCAAATCCTTCCCTACATCATCTTTTAAGAGGAATCCCGGCTCTAATTTTAGAGTTGGATCTACCCCACTATAGATCTCATAGGCGCTCTTAGAAAGCCTCCTAATGGCCTTAAGTGAGTCAATAAGCCATCCCTCATACTGTTGGAAATTCTCGTCATTATTTGCCTTTAGATTCTCCATTCGGAGAGTAAGGTAAACTATATATTTACTGAGTTGTACGATACTCTTCTCGAAAATCGTAACATCAGCAAACTTACCTGACGAGTTCATCTTGACTGTACTTGCTGGAATGAAAGATCCCTTTGATTCCGGATCGTCCTTGTTTATGAAGTACTTGTTGTAATTATCAACTAGGTACTTGAACTTCTCGTCTAGTGATGGAGTCAATACCATTCTTAATTATCCCAAAAATTAGTGCTACTGTCAGTACACTTACGAGATTTATTGTAGCGTCTCGTAGGAAATCCTTTACCTTCATATTCTTAGTTTTTCAAAGAATTCTTTTGTCTTTTGATCAATTGGAACAAGAGTAGCTGATGATCCATCTACTGCAAACTGATACTTCAACTTCTTATCTGTATACTTTGAGATAAGAGAAGAAAAGCTGTCAGCTAGTTTCTTTGCATCTCCACTGGTAGCGTACTCAAAGAGTATCTTCTTGAACTTTGATCTAAATAGTGCAGATACCTGAATACGACTCTCCTTGTCAAACTCATATCTATTTTCTAGAGTCTCTGGAGTAATCTCCTTCTCTACTTTTACTTTATCTTCTTCGTTAGGAGCCATTTATGTTACCTAATAAAAGTTTGTTTATAAGCGTCTCTTCAGGATCTCTGCCATCTGATGGGACTATCCCGATTTCCGCATAATTTACGAAATTTTTTATTCTATCTTTTATACCTATGGATAGTTCTGTCTTATCCATAAATATCTTTATTTTATTTGGTATGTATGATCTCAACATCCAAATCTGATAGTCAGTTATGGAAGATCCGAGGACTGCAAAGGGGGTATAGTTAGGGTATAAAATAAGACATGCAATTGCATCAAATACCCCTTCACATATAATTATATTCTTGTTTTCACTCTTCTCTACGATGTAAGCTGGCTTATGATCTATTGGTGGTGAGAAATATTTTATTCTACTCTCACTGTCAGTTAGCCTTATCTGATAGTAGATCATCTCACCCTTGAAGAAAAACGGAATTACTGGATTGTGTCCTGAGAACCTGATTCCAAGAGGTCGATACAGACTTTCAAGGAGATAATGTCTCTTCTTACACAGATAGTCTACTCCTTCCTTATCATACTCAGGAAATGAATTGAATAGCTCGTATGTCCAATATGGATGGTTTAGGTGAGAGACTTTCATATTACTCATATCCGGAGGACCTATAGGTCTTATGACAGTTTTTATTCTATCATTATTGGATATAAATACGCTATTGCATACAAAGCATCTTCCAAATTCTAGACTCTTATCTATCCAGAACTTTAGGTTCTTATAGTTAGGATCTTCTTTCTGTTTTTCTTCCCTACATATAGGACACATCACTGCATAGTCATCCTTCTTCTCCTGAAAGAGATTTTCATCCTTCATAGAGTCTACGTACGACTCAAGATCTAGGATATATAAGGAATTTCCTTTTCCAGTCTTTCCAGCACTTACTAGTCCATCCATGAAACTTGATTAATCATAAAATTAAAAAAGAGGAGGGTTATTTACCCTCCTCGCTCTTTGGTTCTGACTTACTCTTCTCAACTTCAGCGATTAGCTTTTCTAGGCTTTCCTTCAGTCTCTTATTGTCTTCGGTCAGCTTACTGTTCTTAGCTGTAAGGTTCTTAATCAACTGATCGTTATCACCAATAGTCTTCTTGTACTCAGTGTTCTCCTTCTCGAGTTCTGCAAGACTATCTCTAGTCTCCTTACTCTGATTGTCAATGATACTGAGTCGAGTTTTAAGAGAGTTGATTTCCTCTTCCTTAGCATTGATGATCTTTACGCTCTCTAGATCACTTGTCCTCTTGTCGAGCTCCTCTTGGTAATCAGCCTTAGCCTTTTCGAGTTCCTTGGTCTTCTTCTTCAGATTCTTTTCCAGATCTGCTATAGTAGCCCTTAGCTTCATAGTCTCTACGTCTTTAACTATGATCTCATTGTAATCCTTATCTGGATCAATCAACTTCTTCGTAGCTTGTTCAACTGTAGAGAAGCAGTATTCAGATGCACCAGGTACTCTCTCAACAATCTGAAGGTCATATGGTCCTTCGATGATAAGACCAATCTGATCATTGTTTCCAATACTCATAACTTTCTGAACAAGATCTTGTGTAGCTGTCAGAGCTTTGTCACATACCTTTCCAGGAAGTACGATAATACTCTCATTGTCCATCGGGATGTTTATCGTCCCGCTCATTGCGTTTAGTATTCTCATTATTCTTATTTAGCTAAATATAGATAACTTCATTATATTCTCTCCTTTCTTGATTGTTTTGTTAGGTCGCAATGTAAGAAGAATTTTTACATCCTCCTTATCTTCTCCAGTGTAATTGAATTTCTTAGTCAAGTTTCCAAAGACTGTATCCATTAGCCTGATCTTTATTCCCTGATCAGTTAACTCTGATAGTATTCTATAGAATAAATAGAACACATATGAAAAATTATAACTGTTGTAGAAACTAGATATATCACTGTCTCGAAGTATGAATCCATTTTGGATCTTAATGAAAGATAGTGTATCTCTTAGTCTATATAACTGATAGTAATAATCATTCAACTTAACTAGATACTTCTTACTAGTAAGGAAAACTAGTGGAGGCTTTACCATGAACAATGGATATGACCTCTCCTTACAGGAAGTTCTCATTGGAATAAAATACTTGACCTTATCAATAAAGAAATCCTTGAACTTCTCTTGATTTTCATCAAGTAATTCAAAGAATGTCTTAAGTCTAATTTCCTCCGTACTGTCTAAAATCTCTTTTCCACTCATATTTCCATTTGGAATGTTTCCAATATAGAGGGAGTAAGCCCAAGTAAACAAGAGTGTAACGCGTTTTTCATGTTTGGGAAAA